TGATTTGGTAGGCGACGATCAACTGTTTGACCTTATTGGCGCTGCGGCCGAAGCTGACCCCAACGTAAACATTTGGGACGTACCTGAAGTAGTGGATCGACTGCAAGAGTTGGGTGTAGAAGTACCTGTAAATCAAGAAGCCGACGAGCAAACTCCGCAAGCAGTGTCCGAAAGTCACATGAGTGAAGTTGATTCAATCATTCAAGACCTTATTTCCGGCGAAGCTGACGCTTACAACTTGCTGACCAGCCCGACCACTCCCGAAGAACAATATGTGTCCAATATTCTCCGCAAGGAATACGAAGATGTGTCCATTGATCACGGACTGCATCCGGACGATGACTTTGAAGAAATCATAGATCGCGTGCTTGACCGTTTGGCACAAGACTATGGACACAATGTAACCGAAGCCGACAGCCCATATTTTGCCGAAACCACAGTGGCCGGTTCAGTTGCTCCTGTGGCACATGAAATGGCAGAAGAAAGTGAAAAGAATCCTTTTACTAATGCGTTAGGTCATGCGTTATGGCGTGACCTAAGCAAAGAAAAGAAAGCAAGCCCTCAACAAGTTCAGCGCAACAAAGAGCGTTGGGCAAAGCGTCAGGCAGAGCGTGAGCAAGGTGTGGCGGAAGAGGCCGAAAATAAAGATATGACCGGCCAAACTTGCGAAAAGTGTAAGCGCGGTAAGTATCAAGAAACCAGCATCCACGATGATATGGATGGTGTATTACATTGTACCAAGTGCGGCACCAAGGTTGATCGTTGGAGAGCATACAAAGAACCGAGCGCCCGCGCCAGAAGTCGTCAAGCAACAAAAGATTTTAATCGTAGTAAAAGTCAAGGTATGGCAGAAGGCTCAACTGATACTGTGTATCCCAACGCCGAAGTAATCAAATCCAAAAACGGCAAGCCAATTGGTGAGATATACAAAGATGAGTATGGTTGGGGCTGCTTCCATTATGGTGCTGACCGTGGATACGACTTGATCGACAGCAGAAAAGATGCCATTGACGCACTGCGAGACTTGCATCAAGAAGCAGGTCACAAAGGCCCGGACTATACAATTAAAGGTGTGGCGGAAGGCTACGATGACGAAGAACACCCAATCCGCGATGATGGCAACGAAGGTCGTCCGGGCAAACAATACCAGTGCCCGCGTTGTCATTCCACCGACATAAAAACATACAGTGATGGCGAGAAGGAATGTCACCAGTGCCATAAAACCTGGGATGTTAAAGGTGTGGCGGAAACAACAAGAGGTGGGTTTGGTGGCTCAGCCGGTCAAGCACATCACGAAATTGAATGGCTCAAGAACAAGATTGAAACACTGAAACCATTGTTGGCCAAGAAACCAAGTATTGCTCGTCAAATAAAAGATTTGGAAAGACAAATCCGTGAGAGAGAACTGGCTATAGCATATCAGAAGGAAGGCATGGCAGAAGGCGAGCAACAGGCTTTTGTGAATCCGCACCACAATGATCCAATCAACGCCAACAGCGCCATTACCGGTAGCTACTACGAAGGTGAAGATCCTCTGGTAAGATTAAAATCACTGGCTTTGTCTAAATGATATAAATAACATTGACACAGACAGCAAAGGCGCATATACTAAGTCTTGTGTATGCGCTTTTTTGTTCTGTATCACAGGCAACTAAGATCTAATTATTAGATAGGCAACATAACATAGGCAACTTTGAAAGGAAATATACTATGGCATCATTAGCAGAAATTCGCGCACGTTTACAGGCAGCAGAAAACAAACAAGGTGGGCAATCCACTGGCGGAGACAACTCAATTTATCCGCACTGGAATATGGAAGAAGGCCAATCGGCTACACTACGCTTCCTACCCGATGGTAACTCCAAAAACACTTTCTTCTGGATGGAACGAGCAATGATTCGTTTGCCTTTCGCTGGTATCAAAGGCGAAATGGATTCGAAACAAGTTATGGTTCAAGTACCTTGTGTTGAGATGTGGGGCGAAGCTTGTCCAATCTTGGCAGAAGTTCGTACTTGGTTCAAGGACAAGAGCCTTGAAGAAATGGGTCGCAAATACTGGAAAAAGCGCAGTTACATTTTCCAAGGCTTTGTGCGTGAAAACCCCTTGAGCGAAGACAAGACTCCTGAGAACCCAATTCGCCGATTCATCATCGGTCCTCAGATCTTCACAACCATCAAAGGCGCCTTGATGGACCCCGAGTTGGAAGAATTGCCAACTGACTACCTGCGTGGCCTGGACTTCCGTATCAGCAAAGGTTCAAAAGGTGGATTTGCTGACTACAACGGCAGCAAGTGGGCACGTAAAGAAAGCGCTCTCACTGAAGAAGAGCAAGCAGCCATTGAAAAGCATGGCTTGTTTGACTTGAGCACATTCCTGCCCAAGAAGCCCGGCGAAGTTGAGCTCAAGGTTATCAAAGAGATGTTTGAAGCATCTGTTGATGGTCAGCCATACGACACCGAGCGTTGGGGTCAATACTTCCGTCCTGCTGGTGTTCAAGCACCTGGCGGCGCTGCATCCAACAACGACGAGGACACACCTGCTCCTGCAGCCAAGGCAGCACCTGCTCCTGCAGCCAAGCCTGCTGCGGTTGACGAGGATCCTCCTTTTGACACCGATGACGCTCCAGCAGCCAGCGCACCTGTACAGGCCGCAAAGCCTGCAGGCAATGCCCAAGACATCTTGGCAATGATTCGCGCTCGTCAAAACAAGCAGTAATAACTACTGAACACACGCAAGGGGAAACCCTTGCGTTCCATTCTCTATAGGTGATACATGGCAAAACCATTTGATGTAAGTAAGTTCCGCAAGGAAATTACAAAAAGTATTGACGGCCTTTCTATTGGCTTCAACGACCCAACTGATTGGGTCTCCACAGGCAACTATGCCTTGAACTATCTCATTAGTGGTGACTTCAACCGCGGCATTCCGCTGGGCAAAGTCACTGTGTTTGCAGGTGAATCTGGCGCAGGCAAAAGTTATATCTGCTCTGGTAACATTATCAAGAACGCACAAGAACAAGGTATCTTTGTTGTGCTGATTGACAGTGAAAATGCTTTGGACGAAGACTGGCTCAAAGCACTTGGTGTTGACACCAACGAAAACAAACTTCTCAAATTATCAATGGCCATGATCGATGACGTAGCCAAAACAATCTCTACGTTCATGGCTGATTACAAAGGCTTGCCCGACGGAGAACGGCCCAAAGTTCTTTTTGTTATCGACTCCCTCGGAATGTTGCTGACCCCTACCGACATCAACCAGTTTGACAGCGGTGACCTGAAAGGTGACCTTGGGCGTAAACCTAAAGCTCTTACCGCACTAGTCCGCAACTGTGTTAATATGTTTGGTAGTTATAACGTGGGTTTGGTTTGTACCAACCACACTTATGCCAGCCAAGACATGTTTGATCCTGACGATAAGATTAGCGGCGGGCAAGGTTTTATCTACGCAAGCTCAATTGTTGTTGCTATGAAGAAACTCAAACTCAAAGAGGACGAGGACGGCAACAAAGTAACTGACGTTATGGGTATTCGTAGTGCTTGCAAGGTTATGAAAACTCGCTATGCCAAACCCTTTGAAGGTGTGCAGGTGAAAATTCCTTATGAGACAGGTATGAATCCTTACTCAGGTCTTGTGGACTTGGCTGAAAAGAAAGGCTTCCTCAAGAAAGACGGTAACCGGTTGGCTTATACCACATTAGACGGTGAGATCATCAAGCATTTCCGCAAAGCTTGGGAATCAAACGAAGGCGGATGCCTTGATGTGGTTATGGCAGAATTCGGAAAACGCAAAGAAGAGGTAAGTATTGTCGATGACAATCAGGAGGAAGCGTAAATGCATTCAGAAGTAGCAAGCGAAATTTGGAGTGAACTCAAGCGTTATATCAACACAGTAGATCGCACTGAAGCCGCAGAAGTCCTTATCTCTACACTAGTTAACTATGACGAGGATGTTGAGGATATCCGGGACGCATTCAAAGGCGATTCGGATGTTAAAAAGGCCCTTGTGGCCTATCTCGACAACGACCAAGATCATGAGGACGAAGAAGAGGAAGAAGAAGACTACGACGAAGATTACAACGAAGACTGGGAAGATTAATGTGGTATAGTCGTGTTGTTGCTGATCTTGGAAGCATTCCAGATTTTATAGCACACTACGAACGCGAACTTGTTGATGCCAAAAAAGATTGTAAAATCGGTGGCATCGTAGAAAAGAATATCACTGCCCTACCAGGTATAACTGAGCACCGTTTTAATCAACTACAAGAGATTGAAGCGGTGCTTAATTATCTCAATATTCAGCTTCGCAAAATTCGTAGAAAGCATTTCCAAAAGTACTTGGAAGCCTATGCTCGTGCCTTGACCTCACGTGATGCTGAAAAGTACGTGGATGGCGAAGACGAAGTGATTGACTTTGAAACCATCATCAACGAAGTTGCATTATTGCGTAACAAGTGGTTGGGTGTAATGAAAGGCCTAGACACCAAGCAGTGGCAAATGGGTCACGTGGTGCGATTAAGAACTGCAGGCATGGAAGACATTCAGGTGTAAATACCTGATGAAAATTGTACTTGTTACTGGTGGATTTGATCCGCTGCACTCCGGTCACCTTGCTTATTTTGAAGCTGCTCGACAGTTGGGTGATCAACTTATTGTTGGTGTAAATTCTGATGAATGGCTTGTTCGTAAAAAGGGCAGGCCATTCATGCCTATTACAGAACGAACTAAGCTCATACAATCGTTAAAAGTAGTGGACAATGTGATATTGTTCAATGACAATGATGGGTCTAGCATTGAAGCCATTAAAAATGTCAAAATGTTATACCCAGCTGCTGAGATTGTTTTTGCCAATGGCGGAGACCGTACAAAGGAAAACATTCCCGAAATGGTGTTTGACGATGTGGAGTTTGTGTTTGGTGTAGGTGGCGAAGATAAAAAGAACAGTTCTAGTTGGATCCTCGAAGATTGGAAAAAGCCCAAGACAGACCGTGCCTGGGGCTACTATCGGGTGTTGCACGAGGTAGGCACACATGTCAAACTCAAAGAACTCACCGTAAATCCCAAAACATGCTTGAGCATGCAACGCCATGAACGTCGTGCAGAGTTTTGGTTTGTGGCCGAAGGCGAAGCCACAGTGTACACAGTGGACCCTTACAGCACAGATTATGACCTAATGGCAAGTCCAGCCAGGCATCAGTCTACCTGGATACGACTCAACGAATGGCATCAACTGTGCAACGAAACTGATGAACCACTCAAACTGATCGAAATACAGTATGGCGAAGATTGTGTGGAAGAGGACATTGAACGAAAATGAAGCCCATTCCAATTTTTATTGGATATGATCCTCGAGAAGCCATAGCATACCATACATGTGTTAATTCAATTGTACGACATGCATCAAAACCAGTGGCCATTGTGCCCTTGGCTTTGAACCTGTTTGAAGACTACACAGAAACGCACACAGACGGATCAAATCAATTTATCTACTCGCGATTCCTAGTGCCGCACTTGATGGATTACACAGGTCATGCTATTTTTGTTGATGGCGACATGATTGTTCGTAGTGATATTGTTGAATTGTGGAACTTGCAAGATCCTAACAAGGATGTGCAAGTAGTCAAGCACGACTATAAAACTCGCATGCCCGTGAAATACCTAGGAGCAAAAAATGAAGACTATCCTCGAAAAAATTGGTCTAGTGTTATTCTGTGGAATTGTTCTAGCTTTTCTAACAGGAAACTTACCCCCGAGTTCGTCCAGCAATCCACCGGCAGTGAGCTCCACCGCTTCACGTGGATAAAAGACAATTGCATTGGAGAACTGCCCCGAGAATGGAACTGGTTGCCCGATGAATACGGGCCAAATCCTGACGCCCGGTTACTGCATTACACACTTGGCGCACCCTGCTTCCATGAGTTTGCTACCACGCCACAGGGAGATGAATGGCACAGAGAACGCATACTCACTGAATACTGTGAACAAAAGGGTATAAATTGAAAGCCTTCATTATTCACTTGCCCAACCAAGAGTTTAGTAATGCACATGCCACTACTATGAGGAATGAGTTGCGTGAGTTTGGATTTGATACAGAATTATTTGAAGGAACTCCGGGCGAACAAGCAGAAATTGAATATCAAGAAACTGAAAGAAAACTCTGGCCTTACAGTATCAAAGGCGTTCAGTTAACACAGCAAGAAGTTGAACAAAGCATAGGACACTTGTTGCCAGCAGATTATTTTGTAGAACATGATGTAAAAATCGCACGCAAAATAAAGTGGAGCGACGATTGGATTGGGAAAGTATCTCGACCTGGAGTCAAAGGTTGCTTTGACAGTCATTACAGATTGTGGAGACGCTGCATTGACCTCGACGAACCCATTGCAATATTCGAAGACGATGTGAAATTTTTTCGAGGATATAAACCTGTTGACTTTGACGATGTGTTAATTGTCAGCATAGGAAAAATGGCCTGGAAAGAAGAACCATACAAAACATATTTGGAAACACCTGCATCAACTCCCAGACCCATGGCATGGAGAAATTACAGCATGCCCGGTACTTCGGGCTACATCATAATGCCGCATGCATGTCGTGCATTGGTCAAGACCTATAGAGATTGGTATTTGCCAGCAGACAATGCTATCAATCGAGCACTAGTAAATATTCAAATACACAATTATCTCATGGGCAGGCACATGCACGAGAGCGAAGGGAACGTAAGCGCAATATGAAAGTAGGAATTTTTTACAGCTCCATAAGCAATCCTGCAAAGTTTCCAAACAAAACCATGTTGATGGATAATTTTGCCACTGGAGTTCGTCAACACAGCGATGAAGTCATTGAATACCGACAACAAGGACCCATACAGCAAGACTTGGATGTGGGTTTTGTTTTGGGCTACACACTGGAGCAAAATCACAGACGCAAAATCATTGACAGTCTGGTAGCACAAAAAGCCAGACCAGTTTTTGTTGACAGCAATATTTTGCACTATGCTAGAAAAGAGCATGAATGGCACAGATACAGTTTGGATACTGTGTACCCTGATTCGGGCACTTACTTTTTCTCTGATACAGTTGAACCCAAGTGGGCAACATACAGCAAGTGGCATGGTGTTGATGCCAAGCCCTGGAGAAGCACAGGCGATCACATATTGTTATTGTGCCAGCGCCCACATGGTTGGAACATGTTTGGCAACAGCCAAGACACTTGGCTAGATGAAACAATTGGTAGATTAAAACGACACACGGCCCGACCACTAAGAGTGCGTATGCATCCCGGAGACGGCACCCGAGAGCAACAGATTACCAGACTAAAACAGCGTTATGGGTCAAGTGTTGAAATCAGTCATGCCGAAAACATCCGAGAAGACTTGATCGATTGCTGGGCCGCAGTGGGCTACAATTCCACACCAAATGTGGTTGCTGCCATTGAAGGCATACCTGTGTATGTGCATGACCCTGTGCATAGTTGGGCAGCAGGCACAGCGTTTACCAGCTTGGATGAGATTGAAAATCCCACCATGCCCGATCGAACCGAGTGGCTTGAACGCATTGCCAACATACACTGGAGCAATCAAGAAGTAGTCGGTGGCAAACTATGGGCGGCTATTCGAAACTATATTTTGACTGCTCGTCAATAAAACTTGGCAAGTCTTTTCTAGTGCCTTTGGCAGTCCAAATCACACTGTCAGGCTGCATGTGCCAGTCAATTAGTGTGCTGGGCAACTGTGCCCATTTGTATTTGGGAACAATATTGGCCAGCACATCTTGATCCAATCCCCACCACAAGTCATCCCGATCCATGTGCTGTTTTAATACAGTGGCATACTCTCGGAGAAATGGCTTGGCGGCAGCATGCAAATACAGACCGCCTGCTAGAAATCTAGCACGCCGACCTGTTATGTGATGTATGTAAAAATCATTGGCATCGGGCAACACAGGAATTTCTTTTCGTACAACAGCATCTACGTCAATGGCCAAGGTAGGTTGGTCAAATATCTCTGCCAGTTTTACAAAACGTTGGCAAGCACAGTAGGTACTCATCATGCGCTGTTCTAACTGAGTCTGGCCGCCCTTACGCATGGCTTCGTTGATGCTGTGCAATTTTGCTGGATCACAATCAGCACGCCGCCATTGGTCGGCAGCAGTGCGAAATTGATCTAGTGTAATATGTTCGCAAGTATACGCAACATTGTGTTGGTCACACCACTGGAGATCTTGTGGTTCGGGGTTATAAATGTGTGCTTTTATTCCAGCAGAAGAATTAGCCTGTACACTGCGAATCAACGCTTTGCCAAACTGTTGAAAGTAGTCGGCACTGGCAGCAAAATAAACAATCATGGTGGGATATTTACACATTAAATATCATTGATGAAAATTGCTTACTTTCCCGCCGCTGTTGCTCGTAACGGGCATTCTGTGCTAGACGCTGTGTTAGACAGTGCTCGAATCGGCGGCATGACCTTGTGCGAAAACAGCCTGGACGCTGATGCGGCAGTGATTTGGTCAGTGCTTTGGAATGGACGCATGGCACCAAATCGAGCGGTATACGAACACTATAGAAAACAAAACAAACCAGTTATTGTGCTGGATGTTGGCGCATTACGCAGAGAAGTCACATGGAAACTGGCGGTAAACCATATCACTGCACAAGGTTACTACGGTCACCAGATCAATCTAGATGAAGACAGGCCCAAAAAGCTAGGTATTACCTTGGAAGGTGCCATTGGCACAGACCCTAGCATACTGATTGCTTGCCAACACCGTGCCAGTTTGGCAGTAGAAGGCTTGGAAAGCCTAGAGAGTTGGGTAGGTCAACAGGTGCAACAAATACGACTTCACTGTGATAGAAAAATCACAGTGAGACCACATCCTCGCAGTGCGTTAGATATATCAAAATTGCCGTCTGATATTACCATACAATCTCCCAGGCGAGTGCCCGATACATACGATGCGTTTAATCTAGAATTTAGATATCATGCTGTGGTCAACTACAATTCTGGACCGGGCATACAAGCAGCCATAGCGGGTGTGCGTCCCGTGGTTGACTCAACCAGCCTAGCATACCCAGTGGCAGTGAGCTATGCTGACATTGAGCAACCGTATTACACTGACCGACATCAGTGGCTGACAGAAATATGTCACACCGAATACACCTTGGATGAACTGAGAAGGGGCACATGGATTCGAAGAATCGAACCAGCGTTGACTGTGCCTGCTTGATTCACGGATCAGGCTACGACTGGATCTATGTAGATCATTTGTATAACATGTTGAATAGAACCTTGCAGAATCGTGTGAGGTTACATGTTTATACCGAAGCTGATAGGCCAGTGCCGTCGCACATGATCAAGCATGAATTGAAAGAATGGCCTGGCATATCGGGTCCTCGGCGCAGCTGGTGGTATAAATTACAGTTGTTTGATAGTGAACATCACTCAGGTGATTTGCTGTATTTTGATTTGGATACAGTGATTGTTCGCGACATAACTTGGATCCCCGAACTCACAACAGAAAAACTCTGGACCATTAGAGATTTTAGAAACTTACAAAACCCAAATCACTGGGGAATGAATTCCAGTGTGATGTGGTGGAACGTGTCTAAATTCAACTGGGTCTGGGAACAGTTCAAAAACAGCAACATTGCCACGGTCATATCCAAGCATCCGCACGGTGATCAACAGTACATTGGTAATGCAGTTGGGCACAATGCAATTAGATTTTTGGATGCCAATCGAGTGCAAAGCTGGCGCTGGCAAGCACATGATGGCGGCTTTGATTTTGTAAAGAGACAGGCAAAAACTCCGGGCACAGGAACATGCATCGACAATGACGTTGCAATATTGGTATTTCATGGTCAACCTAAACCTCACGAATTGCCAAATGATGTTGTAATAAAACAACACTGGAAATAAGGTTGACCAATAATTCCCATTTTGCTATAATATACACATAAACAGCAAACAGGAGCCACAAATGGAACTCGCAATTGGTACCAAAATCCGTTACACCAGCGCCGCAGGTGTCCGTGTTGCAACTGTTAGCAACATCAAAGTTGCCCCTACTGCCAAGCCCGGCTTTCTGAACACCTGGTTGACCCTGGACATTCCCGTCCAGCGTGGCGTAAAATTTAATACTAAAGTTAATATTCCTGCTGACAACGGTTCTTTGTCTGCATTCCGTGTTGAATTGGCTTGACCAATAATTCCCAATTTGCTATAATATACACATAAACAGCAAACAGGAGCCCCAAATGCAAGTACGTGAATTGATAGAGTTATTGTCGCAATTTGACCCTGAATCCCAGGTATTGTCATCGCAAGCCGGTGGAGAATACGAGTCTGACTTGTCCTTACTGGAAGTAGAAGTCTGCGATGGGGTTGTTTGGTTGCGTGACTAACGGTTGACCAATAAATCCCAAACTGCTATAATACAATTTTAACGCACAAAACAGGAGCCAACCATGAGTGCAATTCGTGTTGTAAACGGAACATACCGTAACAAACCCGTCCGTAATCAAGAATTTGTTCTTGTTAACGGTTTCCAGACCGGCGCCAAAGGCAACTATGTTACCGTTAAAAACAACGGTGCCTTTCCTAACTGCCCCGATACGATTCGTATCAGCGTTGACAACATCGCCGACATCGAGTATACTAACGGTATGACACAAGACAACACCGTACAGTTCGAAAAGCCCGCAACTCCTGCAGAAACCGACGAGCAAGCCATTGAGCGTATTCGTGAGCGTTTTGACATCCTGCATGAAATGACCAAGGCCAGCGTAACTGGCGACATTCGTGCTATGATTGTGTCGGGCCCTCCTGGTGTTGGCAAAAGCTTTGGCGTGGAGCAAGAAATTGAAAAAGCTACTATGTTTGACAAGTTGGCTGGCAAGCGCCTCCGTGCTGAAGTTGTCAAGGGCTCAGCTACCCCAATCGGCTTATATCAAACGCTGTACAAATATAGCGACTCAAATTGTGTCGTGGTATTCGATGACTGCGATTCAATTCTGTTGGACGATGTCTCCCTTAACTTACTCAAAGGCGCCCTCGACTCGGGTAAAAAGCGAACCATCAGCTGGTTGTCAGAGTCGTCCGCCCTGCGCCGTGAAGGCATTCCTGATCGCTTCGAGTTCAAAGGTTCAGTTATCTTCATTACCAACTTGAAGTTTGACAAAATGAAGAGCCAAAAGCTCCGTGATCACTTGGATGCACTGCAAAGTCGTTGTCACTATCTGGACCTGACGCTTGACACCATGCGTGACAAACTGTTGCGGATCAAGCAGATTGCCAAGGACGGCGAGCTGTTCAAGGACTACGAGTTTGAAGAGGCTGTGCAAGATGACATCATTGACTTCATGCACACCAACAAGGATCGCTTGCGTGAAGTGAGCTTGCGTATGGCTCTGAAGATCGCTGACCTGCGTAAACTGAGTGCGCTGAATTGGAAGCGACTGGCTGAGACCACTTGCATGAAGGCAGCTTAATATGGACGGACGAGTTATGCACCTCAGTAATATGTGGCGCGAACGTCCGGCTGCTTGGCAAAAGTTCTATGAAGGTGAAAAGTTAGCTCGATATCTGAGCAAGATGTATTACACCCTGAACGTCAAGGCAGTCAATCGCAAACTTAAAAAATATGATGCTGTTTATGAGTATGATCGATCAGAAGCCCGTGTTATATTTGCCAAGGAAAGTGGCTACTTTTGGTTCATGCTAAAGTGGAGTTAAAGAAAGTGATATATGAGTGATCAAGAGTTTGACGACGAACCAGGCACCTGGAACTTTGTTGCATATAAAATGGACTACGAAGGCCTTGACTATTGTTTTCGTTGTTATGCAGATTTTGAAGAAATGGAAGATCCAGAGTTTCACCGACTACGCCAAGAATACGTAGCCGCCGCAGACGCTCTCGAATCATATATCAAAGCAAAGGTAGATCCAAAGTATTTAGAAGCATTAGGTATCGATTAACCCCCCCCGCCGTGTGCGTAAGGGCAATGCCAATAAGTCCCTTTCGATAAGGATACAAAATGATTCTTCTTAATATTCTTATTACTGTTTGGGCTTGGAAGGTAGCCAACGATGCGTTCGAGATAGAAAGAAACACAGCCGGTTGGGTGTGTGTTGCAGTAAGTGCAATGAATGGTGCAGTGGTTTTATATCGTTTGACAAGTGGAGTTTGATATGTACGAAGTATGGGATGGTGATTTGTTTTTGTTCGCTGTGGACACTGAGTTCGAAGCCCATGAGGCCATTGAAGAAGGGTTTACAGTAAAAGAAAAGACCATTGTGTAAAAATGGACGTCTGGAGCTGGCTCAATTTATTTTTTGTATTTTTCAGCGCATGGTGTGCTAGGATTTGTTTCGAAAATAACGATCGAGCCGGTGGATGGTTTAATGTTTTTGCCAGTGCCGCAAATGCGGCGTCGGCCTTGGTAAGTATTTTTTAAGATTCTCCTAGGCAAATCGGTTGGCTCCGGCCTAGGATTTTAACAGGTGCCCGTAAAACGGCACCTGTTTTTTTGACATTTTGTTGTGGTAAGTATATACTACTACAATGAAAACATGCACAATCGTGATCCGCGATGAAGTCAACATCAAGCTGGAAGGCTTGGATCTAGACGTAAGAAAAACTCTAACAAACACATTCAAATATGATGTGCCCTATGCGAGGTATCTTCCAGCAGTGAGGTTGGGACGGTGGGACGGCAAGGTCAGCTACTTTCAAATGGGCGGTAGCACCTACACTAACTTGCTACCAGACATTATTCCCATACTTGAACGCTACAACTATAATATAGAACTAGACGACCAACGTGACTATTCTGTCAGCTTTGACTTTGATCGAGTAGAAGAAAATCGCTGGGCATACAAGACCTGGCCCAAAGGCCACCCTGCGGCAGGTGAGCCTATCATGTTGCGTGACTACCAAGTGGAAGTTATCAATAGGTTTTTAGAAAACCCGCAAAGCATTCAAGAAGTTGCAACAGGTGCAGGTAAGACAATTACTACAGCAACACTCAGTGCCGCAGTTGAGCCGTACGGTCGGTCAATTGTTATTGTGCCCAACAAGAGCCTGGTAACACAAACAGAAAAAGACTATGTTAACTTGGGCCTGGACGTTGGCGTTTATTTTGGTGACCGCAAAGAGCACGGACACCAGCATACTATCTGCACATGGCAGAGCCTCAACGTATTGCTAAAAAACACAAAATCTGGCACTGCTGACATTACCATTGCGGACTTCATTGAGGATGTTGTATGCGTGATGGTCGACGAAGTACACATGGCCAAAGCAGATGCGTTAAAAACATTACTCACAGGAGTGATGAGCCGTATACCAATACGTTGGGGGCTGACAGGAACTATTCCCAAAGAGAAGTTCGAAAGCCAAAGCCTGCTGGTCAGCTTGGGTCCTGTAATAGGCAAACTTACAGCCAACGAACTGCAACAACAGGGTGTGTTGGCACAATGTCACGTTAACATTGTGCAACTGCAAGATCACGTGGAGTATCCAGACTACCAAAAAGAACTAAAATACTTGCTGGAAGAGTCTGGCAGGCTCGATGCTATGTCAGCCTTGATTCAACAGGTAAACGAAACAGGCAATACCTTGGTGTTGGTAGATCGAACCGAGTGCGGCCGCCAGTTGGTCGAGCGCCTGGGCGAACGTGCAGTATTTGTATCAGGTGCAACTAAATCCAAAGATAGGCAGGAAGAATATGATCAAGTGGCTGAAGCAACGGACAAAATTATTGTGGCCACTTACGGTGTGGCTGCGGTTGGAATTAATATTCCTAGAATCTTTAACTTGGTGCTTATTGAGCCTGGTAAGAGCTTTGTCCGTGTTATCCAATCAATTGGTCGTGGCATCCGCAAAGCTGAAGACAAGGATCATGTTCAGATCTGGGACGTTACGAGTACGTGCAAGTTTGCGAAGCGGCACTTGACCAAACGCAAAGCTTACTATCGAGAAGCCAATTATCCATTTACCCAAGAAAAACTTGAGTGGATGAAAGTCAAATAAGTTGACTTTTCAGTCAACTTCCTATAACATACAACTATGCGAATTTTAACTCTCGACAACGCTCATTACGACCTTGACCACTTGCCAGATGAAATAGATGACATGAGGTTTGCCATACTGGACAACTCCAACCCTGTTGAACCCGACTATCATTTTATTCCACTGATATTTTTGGAAAGTTTCAATGCTCCTGCACTGGTGTTGCGTATAGGAACACAAACCATACGCATGCCCATGGACTGGCAAGTGCTAATTGGAGAGCCCGATGTGGGCGATCTCGAAGTGCTGCCACTGACATCAATCAATGATCGTGGATTCAAAGTGTTTCAGTTTAACCCATTGACCAGTTTCCGTCCCAGCTTTTTGGACATTGAAATCCTAGATGTGTATCATGAAGTTTCGTGGTATGCACCCAAACTCAAGAATGGACAAATGCTTGCAGTTCCTATTACTGAAGGTGATGATCCGGACTGTGTGTACTTTGTCAAGGACATCAGCCGCAACTGCGAAATCGTCAACTACAACCTTGCTTGGTAATATGGCACAGTATACAGAACCCGAAGTTTTTGAAATTATCAATAGATTGGCAAGAATCTATTTAGAAAGTTATCCTAGTGATCGGGAAGGCCTTGAACGCTTTTTGCGTTGGGCATATTTACAGTACGGATATACCTATGGGAACCCTTAACCCTGGCACTACTTACATTTATGAAAGTGTAGCCGGAACAATATTTGCTCGTGAGTTTGGTAAAACAGAACGAAAGGTAGTGGGGTATACAACGGATGTTAGTTCTGAATTTGCCATGTACAAGAGTGAAATAAACCAAGTGTTGAAGATGTGCGAGTCGGATCTGGTCATGCGAGAGTTGCTGGATCAACTGTTTGTAATGTATAATCTAAAGAAAACACATGAGTGACAAACTAAACATTGCCAACGAGATGAGAATGTTTGATCGCAAGGTCAGAACATTCTACGAAGAACTCACAGACGAAGAACGTAAAAAGTTCTCCACGTACTTGATGATACGTTGGGGTTCGGCTGTGGAAGGCAGCAGAGACTTACAAGAGTTTTATCTTATTTCCACTAACGAACGACTCAACAAGCATTTCTTTGCCATGAGTCGACATCCTAAATTACAGTGGCTCATGGCCACCAGCGTGAGTCCAGACATGGGTACACCCAGACACAATTGGATATCGCCAAAGAAAAAAGAAAAAACATCAGCAATTAGAAAACAGTTGGTGGAAATATATCCGCATCTCAAGGATGACGAAATAGATTTACTGGCTTCGATCACAGACAAAAAAGAACTAGACAACTACTTGAAAGCACATGGAGACCGTGACTAAATTCAAATGTCAATATTGCCACAAAGAGTTTGTGCGTGAAAGCACTCTGGCTGTGCATGTGTGCGAACAAAAAAAGCGCAGACAAGACAAGAGCGAGCGCGGCGTAGAACTTGGATTCCAAGGTTATGTGAGATTTTACGAAATGTCACAAGGTTCAGCCAAGTTCAAAACCTATGACGATTTTTGTGAAAGTCCTTACTATAGAGCATTTGTCAAATGGGGTCGTTACTGTGTTAGCACTCGGGTGATAAATCCCAAACAGTTTTTAGAATGGCTGCTCAAGCACAATAAAAAGTTGGACAATTGGTCCAGTGACATTTTGTACACAGAATATCTCACATGGTATCTCACAGTGGAAAACGTTGCTGACGCACTGGCACGAGCAGTGGAGTATGGCATGGATTGGGCAGAAAAGAATCAAGCCCGTGACTGTGATTGTTTGCGATATGGATCTACTCATGCCCTGTGCTATGCTATCACAGCAGGGCGCATAAGTCCCTGGGTGATTTACAACTGCGAGTCGGGGCAGGGATTTTTGCAAAACATCAGTTCTGAACAATTGGCAATGATTTGGCCATATATCAATTCTGATGTGTGGCAAAAAAGGTTTGCAGACTACTCAGCAGATCAAGAGTATGCCAAGGAAATTTTAGCAAAGGCAGGATGGTAATATGATCAAAAGTATAAATGGTGGCAGCGGCATTCAAATCACCAATGGCAGTCTGTCGTGGCCCAGTTTCTATAACAGTGCCAGTTCAAGTGGCAATACTCTAATAGGGCAAGTTCGCTATAATGGTTCAAGTCAGAACTTGGAAGTGTACGATGGCAACAATTGGTTGATGATATCAGGTTCTTACCCTATGATAGAATTGTCAGGCGAAGTCCAATCCATATTGGCCTGGGCCAGAATAAAAATGGCAGAAGAAGAACGAATCAAACAGCTGGCAGCCAAACATCCCGCAGTGGCTGACGCATTGAACGCTGTGGCCCGAGCCGAAGAACAAGTTCGAATTGCAGCAGCATTGGTAGACACAGCATGAGCGCAGACATCGACATTGACATGCCCAACAGGGACGCATTGCTGAAACTGATCCAGCATGTGCCTGCACGGCTTGAAGTTAATGGTCAAGTGCGTAAACATAACTCGGGTATCTACGTTACAGAAATTCCTAGGGACATTCCCAACGGTTGTGCAGCTATTGATTACGAAGCAGCCGAACAGCGCGGCTATTTCAAAATAGACTTGCTAAACATGAGTGTTTACAATCTGATCAAAAGTCCTGAACACTACCAACAGATGCTGGCAATTGAACCGCCATGGAGTCGACTGTGGACAGACCCAGCTTGGGCAAGCCAATTGGTACATGTAGGAAACTATACAGATTTGTTAAAACAAATGCAGCCAGATTCAATACCCAGAATGGCTGCTTTTATATCAATTATTCGTCCGGGCAAAGCACATTTGCAACGCAGGCCTTGGACGGAAGTATTTGCAAGTGTGTGGGATGGTGATGACAGTCGGGGATTTGTGTTCAAGAAGTCACATGCGCTAAGTTACAGCATGTTGGTCAAATTGCACATGAACTTGCTCAATCAAGTCGACGCACAAGCGTGATTGACTTTCGTTTTGATTTTTTTCTGCTGATATCCAGCAAGCTGCACACCGGACCGTGTAGTATTTCCAAATCTTTGTTTGAAAAGGTTCTCAATGTGGGTTTGAATTGATCCCACTCCCCGCGAAGAAATATGTTTATGGGAATAGAATGATTGCTTTCCCACCACCAGGTGTTGGCCAGTTCTAAAAATGCCAGTTTTTCCTGCTGTGATTGCACAGCACCAAAGTCGTAGATTGTGGTAATAGCATCATCCCTGTTTTGGATAACGCCCACGTACTCTTCGTTGGCGTAGATGCACAGCGTTATAAACGGATACTTTGCTGCTAGTTTTTGAAAGATATCATTGCCCATAAATAATTGTTCGAGGATCCTATGTATTCAACAACCATTTACTTATACCAGCAGACAACCAAAGTTTTGTTAGTTGACACCGATGGCGGATCCTTCACTTATAGGTATGACCCCGTGTACGCAAAACCTCTTACTGTAAACAAAGGCGTTGACAACGTGCTCTTGTTTGAGTTTATCAATCAAGAAGAAAAACCTGTCAACATCACAGGCTCAACATTTGTGTTCCGCTTGTTAAACCAAACTGGTGATCAAGTGCTGATCGAAAAACCCATGACCACACTCAGCGCACCTTTGGGTCGTGTCAAAGTGGTGCTGGATACCATGGACACAATTGATATTGTTGCTCAACCCGGTAGCTACAGTATACAACGAGCCCAGGGAGACTATGTGCAAGCTGTGTTTGTGGATGCACAAGCTGGTGCCCGAGCAGATTGTAACATTGTGGATTCAGTGCTACCGCAGTTTATTCCCAGCCGAGCATTGACCATTCCAGATATCTACGGCAAAGCTCAACAGTTGACCCCCGGACCTACCAACTGGCCAGACTGGGCCTTGTACCCACCGCCTGTGAACACCACCCAACTCACTGAATTTTACTCAAGTGAAATTCCTACCAGTGAACAAAATCTAACCACTGTCAGTGCAGACTTTGATACATTTACTGGAACAATCAAATTCCAAGCTGCTGACACCTATCAGTCCGTTTGGTATGATGTCACAGAATGCTGGGAATTCTTTGCCGAAACCAGCACTAGATATTTCAACATTGTGGGCTTTTATCCCTTGATCCGCATGGCTATCAACAACAGTGTGGGATTTGGTGCAACTGCTACTCCTGTGGTAGAAGAGGGTGTGGTTGTGGCAATCAACGTGAACAATTCTGGACAAGGATACGTGGCCACTCCCAAAGTACAAATTCTTGGTGATGGTGCAGGAGCCACTGCTCGAGTTGTTTCTGTGGGAGAAGATGGACAAATTGGTCCAATTGAAGTGACCAATGGCGGTGCTGGATATGTTCCTTTGCAGTACCAAGGTACACAAGCAGCCACGGTGTTGATTACCAATGGCTACATTTCAAACATCAAATATCGTTGATCTAGTGTTACAAATCTGTTATACTGTAACAGATGTTTGATATTTTCAGTTATTTGCCAGCGAAAAGAAAGCAAACGCCTTCGGGTTGGGTAAGCTTCAATGCAGTTTGTTGCAGTGACAAGCGACAACGTGCTGGACTGAAAACCACAGAACAAGGTTGGAGTTATCACTGCTTCAACTGCTCGTACACAGCCAGTTTTATTCTGGGTCGCAATCTAAGTTTCAAAGCTCGCAAATTGTTAGGGATGTTAAATGTTCCCGAAATGGAAATTGAACATTTGAATTTAGAAAGCATGCGTCACAGGTCCATGGAAGGGCTAGTAGCAGATCGTCAGCGCACACTCAATGCACTAGCAGACATTAAATTTGAAGAACGAGACTTGCCACCCTATGCAGAACTGCTGACAGAGGAAGGCAGTTATAGAGATTACGTGCGTAGCAGACGAGTGCCCGAAGACTATCCTGTGATGATTCAAACACAAAACGACGGAGTACACTGGACCAGACCACACGTGGTAATTCCGTTTACACATGACAACACTGTGGTTGGTTGGACATGTAGATTTTTAGATACCAAAACTCCCAAGTACATTTCAGACAGCCAGCCCAACTATGTGTTTGGAACTGATTTACAAAAGGAATCTTGGACGCATGTGCTGGTCATGGAAGGCATCTTTGATGCACTCAGCATTGGCGGTGTGGCAACCATGCACAATACCATCAGTGATGGACAAGCAAGACTCATACGCAGCCTGGGCAAAGACATAACTGTAGTACCAGATCAAGACACCGCAGGCCTGGCACTGATTGACCGTGCAGTGGAATTGAACTGGGCAGTAAGCATACCCAACTGGCCATCTCACATCAAAGATGTAAACGATGCAGTAATAGAATTTGGCAAGTTGGCAACTATGCTAACTATATTCGAAGCCAGAGAAACGTCGAAGATTAAAATAGAATTAAGGAAGAAGAAACTTGCTCAAAGATTACAACGCTGATATCCAAAAACTATTTTTGGAAATGATGTTAGAAGACGCAAGCAGTTATGTGCGTATTCAAAACATCTACAACCCCCAGAACTTTGACAAGAGTCTGCGACCTGCGGCTGAGTTTATACAAGAACACAGCGACAAGTTCAAGACCATGCCCGACCGCACTCAAATTTCTGCAGCCACGGGTGTTAAGCTAGCACCAGTACCCGACTTGAACGAAGGTCACTTTGACTGGTTCATGACAGAGTTTGAAGCATTTACTCGACGCCAAGAACTTGAACGTGCCATTCTCAAAGCCGCAGACTTGCTGGAAAAGGGCGAGTTTGAACCAGTCGAAAAGCTGATCAAAGATGCAGTACAAATCAGTCTGACCAAAGACATGGGCACAGATTATTTTGCTGATCCTGCGGCTCGTATCAACAAGTACTTCAATTCTGGCGGACAAGTGAGCACAGGCTGGCCGCAACTGGACAAACTGTTGTATGGCGGATTCAGTCGCGGCGAATTGAACATTTTTGCAGGTGGCTCGGGATCTGGAAAAAGCTTGGTCATGATGAACATTGCACTCAACTGGTTGCAACAAGGACTCAGTGGTGTGTATATCACACTAGAACTTTCAGAAGAACTTACAAGCTTGCGTACAGATGCCATGCTGACCAATATGTCAACCAAAGACATTCGCAAGGACATTGATACCACAGAACTCAAAGTCAAACTGGTTGCCAAAAAGTCCGGGCAATACAGAGTCAAAGCACTGCCGGCACAAAGCAATATCAACGACATCAGAGCCTATCTCAAAGAAGTACAAATTCAAACAGGTATTCGAGTGGATTTTATGATGGTTGACTACTTGGACTTGCTGATGCCGGTCAGCGCCAAAGTCAGTCCCAACGACTTGTTTGTCAAAGACAAGTATGTTTCAGAAGAATTGCGTAACTTGGCCAAAGAGTTAGGCATCTTAATGGTAACTGCATCGCAGTTAAACCGTTCAGCAGTTGAAGAAATTGAATTTGATCACTCACATATTTCGGGTGGTATCTCAAAGATCAACACAGCAGACAACGTATTTGGTATTTTTACCAGCAGGGCCATGAAAGAGCGCGGCAAGTACCAAATTCAATGTATGAAAAGTCGTAGTTCAACTGGCGTGGGACAAAAAATTGACTTGGAATACAACATTGAAACCATGCGTATTACAGACGAAGGCGGGGACGAAGGAACCGGCTATAACAAGCCGCAAAGCTCGCTAATGGACTCAATCAAAGCTCGTAGCCAAGTGAAATCCGCAGAAGAAACTTCAGAAGCTCCGCAGAAATGGGAACGTGCCACAGGCGTTCCAGCTTGGGAACAAGCTCCTAAAATTGAAGCAGATGTGCAAAGTACCAAGTTAAAACAGCTTTTGGGTAAAATAAAATCAAACTGATTCTGAATAAATAATTCAAAGGTCCTTGGACGATGCAAAAAAAGACTCGAAGTATTTTAGAAGAATTGGACTCCATGTATGTGGAGCGAGATCGCCGTCTAATAATTGAAAACAGAGCTGCCAGTGTTATTGCCAGTGCTGTGAGATTATTGGAGCAGATTGATGCTGAGTTCCCACCAGACCAGGCAGAGAATCTCACACGCAAATTGCTCAATGCCATTCGCACTAGAGATTCAGGAAAATTCGCCAGATCTGTAAGGAGAACAAATGCAGATCTATGAAATCTTCCAAGCTAATGAAAACGTACTCAAAGGCGTTGCTAACAGTGTAAAAAGCGCAGTAAGTCGCACACCTGCTATTGCTGGCGCTGTGAACAGCGTAAAAAGTGTAGCAAGCCGTGCCCCTGCCATTGCTGGTGCAGTTGCTAGCGATATTGGCAGCAGAATACTAAGCCGCGCAGGCTTGCCCGGAGACGTTGGACTAGGTTCAAAAAATGCATTTGGTGACAAAGAAGCCCAAGCTGCTCGCACCGCTGAACCCATAATCAAAGCACAAGCAGACAACTTATTCAAACAGTGGGCTGCAAACAAAGATCGATCCAATCCTGCTGCTCTACAACAATCACTGATCAGTGTGGTGCAAAATACACTGTTGCAAAGAAAACTAGGCCGTGATTATACCAACTTAGATAACTGGGTTGCACAAGACCCCCAAACCCAACAACGTGCTGCCGGACTGGTTAAAAATATCACCTCAGGTATTGATACTATTTTGAAATCCGACCCGCAAGATACTGCCCAAGCTTGGGAAAATCTTGTGCGAGCAACTTCCCAGGCCATGTCACTAATGACATTCCATCCTAAGAATTACAACTATTCAGGTCAGGCCGCTGCACAAATGCCAGTGGTTACTACCACAGCACAAGGATACAAGATTGGCAACACTGCATTGAACTCAGCCAATCCTGCTCAGCAAACAATGATACAGTTAATCAAGAGTCAAGTTGCCCCAAATGGTGCATTACCTAGAATCACAGTGACCCCACAAGGTTATATGTTAGGCTCGTTACCTTTGACACCTACCGATGCTACACACAAAAAATTAATTGACATTATCACCGGTGGCAAACCCAAAACAACAAAAGCCAAAACAAAAAAAGCTAAACCACAGCCTACAGCAAAACCAATTGCAGGTACAGAGATCAAAGGAGCCAAAGCTGGTGCACCGACTTCGGCAGAAGTTGCCAATCTTGAAAAACGTATACAACAGGCTCAGGCTGCCCAAGGACAAACAGCATGAAATTACTAGAAGGTGGAAACGTATTCAAAGACGCTGACGGACAGCCGTTGACCGGCCGTGTGAATCAAAGTGACATCCCTGCCACTGTGCAATGGATTGAGCAATTGACTGGCATTGAATTTCCACGTGATCGTTGGCTAGGCAGCACAGGCAAGAACCCTACTTCGGGAGACCTAGATCTTGCTGTGGATGCCAACGAAGTCAACAAAGACCAACTGTTTGCCAAGCTGAGTGCATGGGCAGCAAGTCACAAACTCAACCCCAAGGAATGGATCAAAAAGGGCGGCGAAGTGCATTTGCGTACACCTATTGCCGGCCGTCCAGAATTGGGTTATGTGCAAACTGATTTTATGTTTTTTCCTAACTTAGATTGGGGACAGTTTTATTACAGCCAAGGCCCGGACTCTGCTTACAAAGGTATGAACCGCGCTGTGCTCATGAGCAGCATAGCCAAACAACAGGGACTCAAAGTTGGCAGCAACGGTGTGTTCAGCAGAGCTACTAACGAACTGGTAAGTCAAGATCCCGATCAACTGGCTGACTGGATACTGGGCAAAGGTCGCACTCGCAAAGATCTTGCCACTGTGGAAAGCATTTATGCTGCACTAGCTCGTGATCCTGATCGCGATGTCAAGCTGGCAGATTTTCGTGAGTATTTGGCTCGCGAAGGCCTGCAAGAACCTACTGCTGTGAACGAAAACACTGAAGTAAACTTCTTGGCCAAACTGCGTGACCGCATTGTCAATCAAGGCATGCAACCCTTGATCGAAACTGAAACTGCCAACCCTTATAGCATATACGAAGCAGAAGAAACCAACGTTGGTGGCCGAGCCAAGGGCATTGAGCACTTGGAAGACCTGGTGTTCCGCAAAGGCCGACGTGGTGCCCAAGAAGCCTTGGCCATTGTGCAAGCTGCCAGCGAACAACCGGCCAGCACCACTGTAAAGTGGGACGGCAAGCCTGCTGTGGTATTTGGACGCAAGCCTGCCACAGGCGAGTTTGTGCTCACAGACGGTTCAGGATTTGAAGCTCGGGGCTATGATGGACTTGCTACCAGCCCCAAAATGATGGCACAAATTCAAAACACACGCTCCGGAGAACGGTCGGGCATTATCAAGCTGTATGCTGACTTGTGGCCTATACTGGAAGCTGCCACACCCACAAACTTCCGTGGTTATGTCAAGGGTGATTTGTTGTACATGGAAACACCTCCACTGGAAGCCGGCAACTATGTGTTCAAACCCAACACAGTGGAATATCGTATTCCAGCCAAATCAAGCCTGGGACAGCGTATTGGTAATTCTACCATTGGTATTGCCATGCATTCCATGTATGCTGACCAAGGCGAAGCTAGACAGCCGCTCAGCAGAGTAAAATTCAACGAAGTACCTGGTCTGTTGTTGATCGAGCCCATTGCTGGCAAAGAAATGATGCCAGAGTCTAACTTGGTCAAACAAGTCAAAGCATTGATTCGCAGCAAAGGCGCTGCAATTGACACACTGTTTAATCCTGCAGAATTACGAGCACAGCAAATCACAGACTTGGCCAAGCTGTGTGTGGATTACATCAACTATAGAATCCGCACAGGTAATTTTGATAACTTGTTGGCAGGGTTTGGAGATTGGTTAAAAACCAAAGTCACTCCTAAAAAGTTTGGTAACATCATTGAGTACTTGCAAAGTCCACGTAGCAACACTGAAGCATTGGCTGCTGCATTTACTATTTTTATACTGTTGCACGACTTAAAGCTAGACATACTGCGACAGCTGGATCTACGCGATCCTGGGCATGAAGGTTGGGTTATGGCCACACCCGCAGGCTATGCTAAGGCGGTCAATCGCTTTGATTTCACTGCCAGAAACCGCGCCCAAAATAACCCTCAACAGGCGTAATTTTTGCCAGTTTCATAAATAAGTGTAGGGTCAAAGACCCAATTAACTTAAAAGGAAATTATCATGGCTTATTATACCCCAGTAAATGGTGATGCACAACCAGTATTTGCAATCGACGTTCAAAACGGTCCTGTTGCTGCTTCTGCTTCTACCGCTGCTACACCAGTTAACCTAGCTGGTCCTAAGTTGGACTTCTTCCGCGTTGTTGCTAACACCACAGTGGTTAGCCAGCAAGGCGTGCAAGAATACGTTGCTAACGTTATTCAAGCTATCCAACAAACCGCTACAGTCGCTATGTACCAAGTTGACGGCACAGTGTTGAGCTTCGGTGTTTACCCAACCGGCGCTTTTGCTAACGCTTCAACCAACACATCAGCTGCCAGCTTCTTGGCTGCCGCCAACATTACCTACACAGGTTATCAGTTGGATAGCGCCACAAGCATTGGTTTCAAACTAGCTGCTTCCTAATTCAAACCTAGGTCAAGCATCAACCCCGGACATAAAAACTCCGGGGTTTTTCTTTGGCCTTAAATACCCGCACGATGAAAATACTATGCAAAACCCTGTTTGATTGCACACGCACTGGTGTAACCGGGCATTTTCGCCCAGCACAGGTGCCTTTTGTTGACCAAGCGGAACAAACAATCAACAACCAGGAAGATTGGAATCGTGCAAGAAATCAACAGCGCAATTGGGAAACAATCATGCAAATTGCCAGTCTCCGAGCACAGATTATGTCTACTAGCAAAACACGCAAGGTTGATGACACCTGGGAATTTTCATTCGAAGTAGAAACAGTGGGTGTTTACAGCAGCAACGGGGACCCAGAAGACCTTGACGGGCTGCTGGCCGAATGCGAGGGCATACCCATGGTCGTTGGACTAAATGAAACTGTGAGTGAATCCACGCTGATCCCCGGAAAGAACATTTGGTTCGATGCCATAAATATTGAACCATGAGCGACACCACAGAAATCGAAAAAAAGAGTCTAGAAGCACACGTTGAACTGTGTGCCGAAAGATACAAACTTCTTGAAACCAAACTAGGAACAGTTGAGCAAGGAGTTAGGCACGCTAATTCGTTAATTGAAGATTTAGCAGAAACTGTGAGCAAATCCAGTGAAAAAAGCAATGATAGATTGATCGCCTGGGGCGTGGGAATCATTGTCACATTGTCTGGCGCTTGCGGTTGGTTATTGACCAATTATCTCAATAAATGATCAAAGAACAAAAACTAGAACAGTGGGCCGAGCGCGAACTCATTCGTCATATTCACACTATGATTATTGACGACAACGACGGTGGTTATGTAGTTTTTGGAAAATACCATCTCACACCCGAAACCCATGGATTTGCTGTAAAAACTTGGGATCGACACATACACTGTTTTGGCAGCAAACGATCTGCAATCAGTTGGTGTGTGGCCGACAGATCCAACAACATCAATCTAGCCAATCAAATTTTAGTACTAGACCGCAAACAACAAATGCTGTCTGCAGACATACACTGTCGTCGAGGCCAGGCCAATCGCGGACGTACAGAAGATTTTTACGAAATAGTAAATACCAAAGTGCAGCCCAAAATTGAGCAGCATCTTTCGGTGACTGCTGAATTAGAGAAATGTATAAATTCGGCTAAATATATTCAAATTAGAGGATTCAATAATGAAATTGCAAGAACTAGCGGCCAATAAGCCAAGCAAGCAAATAGCCCAAGTATTCGAAAGTTACTTTGGGTCAAACCTGCACTTTGACCAGTTAAACGCTGGACAAACAAAAACACTGTTGGGTCGCGTACAAAAAATTCTAGGTGAAACCAGACGCACACCTGGCTTTTATCAAAGTCAAAACAATCCCACATATCTCAAGCTAGTTATGTTGGAACAGGCACTGACCAGCCGCCTGCGCGAAGCTGGAGTTCCTCCTATCCCTGGTACCACTCCTGCTGCCGCACCTGGCACCACTGGCACAACCACAGCTACACAGACTCCACAGGATGCTGCCAAGCAAGCTGCCGCCACAGTGGCTGCTACCAAGGATCCTGCACTACGTGCTGCATTACAGAAAGCTGCCAAAGGCCAAAGCTTGAATCCTCAAGAACAAAAAATGGTAGCTGGCGCTGCACTAATGAAACAAGAAAGCCGTTTGCGTAATGCTTATCGCATGCTCAAAGAATCTGAAGTGCAACAAGCCCAAGTGGTGTTGGCCGCTCAAGACATGGTAGACAAAATGCAAGGCATGTTGGAAGACGTAAGCGAATTGCAATTCAAAGAATTGCCAGCTCTAGTTGACTCAATCAAGAACCAAGTGGGTATTGATCAAGCTCAACAGTTCAATACTGATGTGTCGGCTGCACTAACTGGCTTGATGCAGAATCTACAAGCTACCAAGCAACAGCTTGACTCTGCACTGGGTGTGGTAACTGGTCAAGCTCCTGCTGTTCCTGGCGTACCCGGTGCAGGCGACCTTGGCGCCGAACTAGGTGCTGACTTGGGTGCTGCTGCAGGCGGCGCTCCTGGCGCCGAAGCAGGTGCCGAACTAGGTGCTGACTTAGACAATGACCTGGCTGCTGCCGCTGCTGCCGGCAACGAAGCTGAACCAGCACCTGCTGCTAGCTTAGGCCGCGCACGTAGATAATGAGAATCAACGAAGTTGCTGCTGACCAACCTGGAGCAGACCCAAATCAATTAGTGGGTCTGGTCCAATTTCTCAGTGGCCGCGCAACAGACACTGATGCTCAAAAACAAATTAGCCAAGATGCATTTATTAAATTGGCACAAAGCTTGGGTGTCAATATCACACATCAAAACCTCGGCGACATAATTAGCCAACCTCCATTAAATGGCGTGCTAGAACCCTTGGATCCAAATTCCAATATGATCTCATTCAAAGGCGCCGACATAGGCCCTGCCAAAATGAGTGTGCCACAAGCTCAACAAGTTGTCAACAAAATGGCCAAAAGCGCAATGAAACGCGGTTTGAAGTAAACGTTTTGTTGACAACAGGCGTTGTATTAGTATACAATGCTACAAGGAGATTCCAATGAAAAAAGCTCTTGCAATTTTAATGCTGATTGCCGGCACGTCGGCTTTGGCACACGGTCCGGTTTATCGTCCACATCCTCATTACAGCCATGGCTATGGCTGGGTAGTTCCGACAATCATTGGCGGCGTGGTGGGTTATGAAATTGCTCGACAGCAACAACCTGTGGTGGTACAACAGCAACCAGTGATTGTTCAGAATCCCCCGATAGTGTATCAGCCACAGTCAAATTGTGGACCTTGGATTGAAACACTAAACTCAGACGGAACTATCACTCGCTCACGAACTTGTATGCAATGAAATACTGGAAAATACAGCTACACTATCATCCTGGGCTAGACATCGATTATAATATAGCATGAAAATAAATCAAGCAACTGCGGCCGAATTGGCCAACTACTCACAGCATCTAAAATCGCTGCCGCCACATGACAAATACACACGTTTTGGTTTCTCTGTCAGCAACGAAACCATTGATCAGTTGATATTGAATGTGCTGTATCATCCCGAAGATCATTACATATTTGTAGCACAATACAATGACACTGTTGTGGGTTTTGGGCACCTGGCACGGGAAGGCGCAGACTGGGAATTGGCTGTCAGCGTCAACGAAGATTTGCAAGGCCAAGGCATCGGCAACGCACTAATGAGTCACATGATCGGCTGGAGTAAAACACACGGTATTCATTCTGTGTTCATGCACTGCATCAGCGAAAATCAAAAAATACAGCACCTTGCTCGCAAGCATGGCTTGCGAACTGTAGAACGCTCGGGACCGGAAATAACTGCAAAAGTTGAATTGCCGGATCCAACAATGATAGATTATGTTAAAACTTATTTGGAAGAACAACAAAATCTAATCAAACAAATTACCGATTTACAAAAAAAGCTATTGGCTACATTTTCGCCTGTGGCTGTATTCAACCCACAAGACAAAGTAGAATAAATTGAAAGAAAAATTCAAACACGCATACATGGACACAGCACGTAGATTTGCTGAACTCAGTCCAGCAATTAGACGCAAGGTAGGAGCCATTGTTGTAAAAGACGATAGAATTATTTCAATCGGTTACAACGGCATGCCTGTGGGCTGGGACAATGAGTGTGAATATAAAGAATATCTAAATGCTGCTAAGGCAGGGTTCATGAACGACGCAGAAATCCAAGATAAATTTCCCTTTGAAGAATACGTAGAGGAATATCAAGCCATGCGTAGATACCGTCTAGTGACCAAAGACGAAGTACTCCACGCAGAGTCCAATGCAGTTTCAAAGTTGGCAAAAAGCAACGAGTCGGGGTTGGGTGCAGATTTGTTTGTGACCACAGCACCTTGCATTCATTGTGCCAAACTCATACACCAGACTGGTATTCGCCGAGTGTGGTACAGCGACAATTACAGAGATTCGGCAGGCATTGATTTCTTGGTCAAGTCCGGCGTAACTGTAGAAAAAATTTAATGTATAATCCAAAATTCAATTACCAACCTGTGCCCAGAGTAACCATCGAGGGCAAACGTTTTTACGCCACTCCTGATGGAAACAAATTACCTAGTGTAACCACAATTCTAGACAAAACCAAAAGTGAAGAAAGCAAAGCAGCACTGAACCAATGGCGAGCAAGAGTAGGCACCGAGCGAGCACAGCAAATTACCACAGAAGCAGCCAATCGAGGCACAAGGATGCACACGTACTTGGAAAAGTACATCAAAGAAGGCGCCATCCCTCCACGTGGAAGCAATCCTTTCTCATGGCCCAGTCATATTATGGCTGAAGAAGTTGTTAAAAAAGGCTTGGTCAATGTAAGCGAGTTTTGGGGTATTGAAGTCCCACTGTATTTCCCCCGAGTATATGCAGGTACTACAGACGGTGCGGGCATACACTTGAACGAAGAATCCATTTTAGATTACAAGCAAACAAATAAGCCTAAAAAGCGTGAGTGGATTGAAGATTACTTCATGCAACTTGCTGCCTATGCAGAAGCACACAATGAATTGCATGGCACACGAATCAAAAAAGGCGTAGTTTTGATGTGCGTCAAGCCCGATTTAGACGCCAATCACAATATCATTGGTCAGCCGCAATACCAGGAATTTGTGCTAGAAGGCACAGAATTTGAGAAGTATCGCGGACTGTGGTGGAAAAAGGTTGAACAGTATTATCTGCTAAATATGTGATACCTCGAGGATATCACAGTGGCAATTTTACAAATTTCAAGAATAACCAATCGCAAAGGATTAGCCGAAGACCTCCCACAACCATTGGCTGGTGCAGAGCTGGGTTGGGCAACGGACAGTCGTAGATTATTCATTGGCAACGGAACTGTTGCCGAAGGCGCCCCTGTAGTGGGCAACACAGAAATTCTTACTGAATTTTCTGATTTGCTTTCCTTTGCTAACCAATACACTTACAACGGTGTCAGCGCCACTGGATACACAGTACAAACAGGTCCTACTGTAGCTACCCCGGTTTCGCAAAGCATACAAGATAGATTAGATAGCATCGTAATCGCTACAGATTTTGGAATCGTTGGCGATGGTGTTACTGATTGTACCGCAGCGATCAACCGTGCAATGTACCAATTGTATTGTGTCAATAATAATCCAGCAATTCGACGGGGATTGTTTTTTCCAGCCGGTGCATACCTCATTACAGGAACCTTGTACATTCCTACCTATGCCACACTGATCGGCGAAGGAAATGAAGGCACAACTATTTCATTAGTTACACAGACTTGGTTAGGAACAGTTGCCTGGCAGGCTGATACTATTGTGGTTCGCGAAGGCGTTTACTATCTTTCTTCGCAAGCTGTGCCCCCAAATACCAGTATTGGTGATACAACCTATTGGACTGAAGTACCAGCACCTGAACAGGTTTGGCAAACAGTAGACAGTCAATTCAATACAGGTACCAGCATTGGCCTAGGATCAGCAGTTGCTCCAACTGGTATCACTATTACAGGAATACAATTTACCACAGACAATCCTGGAATGCAAGGTGCATTGTTGGAAGATGCAAGTCATGTGGTATTAGACAGTGTAAGCATTTTAGGACCTCTCACTGAGCAAAATATCACTGACATTGTTATAGACAGTATTGTAGTTGCAGCGGACATCAATGCCGGCTACGAATACACAATTGTCACACTAGGCGACACAGATTTTACAGAGATTGGTGCTTCACAAAACGTAATAGGTACAAGATTCACAGCCACAGGACCTGGAACAGGAACAGGTACTGCTGAAATCATGTATCCAACCACCACAGCTATTGCCTGGGCCAGTACGCCTGCATTGGTTTGCAGCAATGTAAACATCACAAATTGCAAGTTCGGTGGTTTCTGGACCGGAACAAAAACAGATCAGCAAATCAAAGGCATAGTGATCGGCCAATCAAAATTTGACACACTGTATCAAGGCATATATCTTGGCGGAGATGCACCAACTGATGGTGGCGCCAGCGGTGTGCGTATGGTTCAAAATACATTTGACAACATTTATTTGCAAGGCATCTCACTTGAAAATGTTGAAATGAACGTGTCAGCATACAACACATTTTATGATGTAGGCAACGAATTCAACGGCGTTGATTATCCACAAAGTTCAATCATTGACTTTGATGCTGACAACAACGTCAGCATTGGAGACATGTTCCAAAGAACTGCTGATGTTGCAGAAACTTCTGGATTGGCTAGAATCAATCTGCATCGCCGTGCGAACATTGCCATGGACGGCGCTTATGCTCTGGATCTAGGAACATATCACCGCCAGTCTGGACTTGAAGCAACTCTAGCAGATGGATCCGACGCTGCGGCATTGTTTACAGTTGATTCCGCTGTCACTCGAGCATTTGCTGTTGACTATACCATCGTCCGAGACACTGCTGTGGAAACAGGAAAATACACAGTGGTAGCAGGCACCGACGGAGAGGGCACTGGACTAAACTCAACATACACTGCCCAACTTCAGAACAGTGTCACAAATGTATTCTTTTCTGTTTCTGAATCCGGTGGTGTGGTATCTCTGCTATATACAGTTGTTCCCAGCGGAACAGACGCCTTACTTTCATACTCTGTAACAAAACTAGCTTGACATTCGATGTGGCATCGACAATTTTCTGATCGACTGAGTTCGTGGACCGAACTCAGAACAACTTGCGCTCAATTGCCTGTGGATCAAGCACTGGCAAATATCAATCGATGGTGGTTTGACGCCCCGTGGATTCCTTATCATTTGCACTGGGATGATCAGTTAACTTGGCCCGATCCATGGCAATTGCTAGACGATAATTTATTCTGTCCGCTTGCACGAGGACTGGGAATCCTGTATACTATAGCTATACTTGATCGCAGTGACATGCAAAATGCTGTTTTAATCGAGGTTGGAAGTGACAATTTAGTCCAGATTGCTGGGGGGAAATATATATTGAATTGGGACCCAGATGACATCGTAAATATCAACCTAGACCGATTAAAAATTCGTCACAGCGTCAGTCAAGAGCAAATAAAAAAACAAATTAAGTAGGTAAAATGAAAAATATAACAGTTGTTAAGCGCAGCGGTAGCCGCGAGCCGTTGGCATTGGAAAAATGGCAAGCTCAAATTGCCAAAATATGTTCGGGTATAGCAGATGTTAGCCAGAGCATGATAGAGATCAGAACACAGTTACATTTTTATGATGGTATAACAACACAAGAAATTGATGGTATTACATTACGTGCTATTGTGGATTTGATTGATATTGAATCCAACCCTGATGTTGGACACACCAACTATCAGTACGTGGCAGGAAAACAGCGACTGAGCATGTTGCGTAAAGATGTATACGGAACATATGATCCTCCACACTTGTTGGATATTGTCAAGCGAAATGTTGCAGTAGGTTTGTACACTCCTGAATTGCTGGAATGGTACTCAGAAGATGATTGGAATCGAATGAATGAAATCATTGATCATTCAAAAGATGAGCAGTACAGTTATGCCGCAGTGGAGCAGATGATCGAAAAATATTTGGTCAGAAATAGAGCAACGAAAGAAATTTATGAAACACCTCAAGTTAGATACATGGTTGCTGCTGCGACTGTATTCCACAAAGAAGAGCCTAACTCAGCTCGTTTACGCTATATCAAAGAATATTATGGCGCGGCTTCGGACGGCCTTTTCACACTGGCTACTCCAGTCCTCGCTGGTCTTGGTACTCCTACTAAGCAGTTTAGCAGTTGCGTTCTTATCAGGTCAGACGACGATCTGGACTCAATCTTTGCCTCTGGCGAGATGATGGCCAAGTATGCCAGCAAGCGAGCTGGCATTGGCTTGGAAATTGGACGCTTGCGTCCGCTAGGATCGCCCATACGTGGTGGAGAGATCATGCACACCGGCATGATTCCTTTCTTGAAAAAATGGTTCGGTGATTTACGTTCATGTTCACAAGGTGGTATCCGTAATGCAAGTGCGACTGTGTTTTATCCCATCTGGCATCATCAGTTCGATGATCTCATTGTGCTCAAGAACAACCAAGGTACCGAGGAGACACGGGTACGGCATATGGACTATGGGGTGGTACTGTCGGCTTTCTTTTGGCGTCGATTCAAGAACAAAGAAAATATCACTTTCTTTGATCCCAACGAGGTGCCGGATCTATACGAGGCATTTTATCGGAACACTAAGTTATTTGAAGATCTATATGTCAAATATGAAGCTAGATCTGACCTCCGGAAAAAGACTATGTCTGCTGAAGAAGTCTTTGCCTCAGGCATACTTAAGGAACGAACAGACACTGGTCGCATTTATCTAGTGTTCATTGACAATGTGATGAATCAAGGTCCATTTGACCCTGAGTATCACACCATTTACCAGAGTAACCTTTGCTGTGAAATTCTCCTCCCTACAAAGCCGTTTAAGCGTCTGGATGACGCTGATGGGCGCATCGCGCTCTGTACGCTTGGAAGTATTAACTGGGGCGCCTTCCGGAATCCTGAAGACATGCGCCGTGCTTGCAGAATTCTGCAGAGATCCTTGTGTAATATCCTTGACTACCAAGACTTCCTTTCTATCCAAAGTCAACTATCGAACGATGAGATTCAGCCGCTGGGTATCGGTATTACTAACCTTGCTTACTGGCATGCCAAACGGGGTTTCCAATATGGCGACCGGGATGCTTTGGCCGAGGTTAAATCGTGGATGGAGCACCAGGCTTTCTACCTTACCGAAGCAACAGTTGAACTTGCGAAAGAGCGTGGCCGCTGCAAAGATTCGGACCGCACCTGGTACGGTAAGGGTGTGTTTCCTTGGGAGCGACGAGCCGCCGGGGTCAACGAACTCACGGACTTTTCACCTGAGTTAAACTGGGAAGGCTTGCGCGGACTGATGCGAGCATGGGGTGTGCGTAATGCCACACTGATGGCCATTGCTCCTGTAGAGTCAAGCAGTGTTGTGATCAACTCAACCAACGGCATTGAAATGCCCATGAGCTTGATCACTGTAAAAGAAAGCAAAGCTGGTTCACTCACACAAGTGGTTCCAGAATATCAAAAGCTGAAGAACCGTTATCAACTGATGTGGGCACAAAAAGATTGCGACGGTTATTTGAAGACAGCGGCTGTATTGGCAGCGTATGTTGACCAATCAATCAGCACAAACACCTTCTACAATCCGGCCCACTTTCCCGACCGCAAGGTTCCCACAACATTGATTGCTCGAAACTTAATGCTGGCTCATCACTGGGGATTGAAAACATTCTACTACAGTTTGATCAACAAGCAAGGTAGCAAACAAAAAGACGAAGATGTAGTTGCACCGTTAGAAGTGATTGACTACGACATGGAAGAAGATTGTGAATCTTGTAAGCTATGATAGCTAACGCACAAGATCTGCCAGAAAAGAAAGCCAGCGTAGAGGTATCGGGCATCAAAGTTGTTGTTGACAAAAACGATAACTGGGAAACTGTAGGAATGATACTCGTACTTGTATTAGGAGTATACGCAGGAATCAAAGTTATAAACAAAATTTTTAAGGAAACTAAATGAAAAAGCGTAATTACACACAGGAACAAGTTCGTAAGTTACAAGGTAGCGTACAAATTGAACACACACTGGCCAAACGTGGAGCATACAAACTTCGCGAGCTATTGGCCAATGAACCATACATCAACACCTTGGGTGCATACAATGGTCAAATGGCAGTACAACATGCCAAAGCTGGACTCAAAGCAATTTACTTGAGCGGTTGGCAAGTGGCAGGTGCAAACAATACCTCAAACCAAACCTATCCCGACCAGTCATTGTATCCAGTTGACTCAGTACCTCGTGTGGTCAAAGGTATTAACAATGCTTTCCGTCGTGCTGATCAAATTGAAACACTGGAAGGCAATGTCACAACAGATTACTTCCTGCCTATTGTTGCAGATGCCGAAGCAGGCTTTGGTGGTGCGCTAAACGCTTACGAACTGATGGCAGCAATGATCGAAGCTGGCGCTGCTGGTGTACACTTTGAAGATCAATTGGCGTCGGAAAAGAAATGCGGCCACTTGGGCGGCAAAGTTCTTGTACCCACAAGTCAAATGATTCGCACACTGAATGCCGCACGACTGGCCGCGGACGTTGCAGGAGTTGACACAGTTATCATGGCCCGAACCGATGCAGAAAGTGCAACACTGATTACCAGCGACCACGACCCACTAGACAAGGATTTTATTATCAATGAGCGCACTGAAGAAGGCTTTTATAAATTTAAGAATGGTATTGATGCTTGTATTAGCAGAGGTCTTGCTTATGCCCCTTACGCTGATCTCCTTTGGTTTGAAACTTCGACTCCTGATATTGCACAAGCTAAGAAGTTTGCTGATGCCATCCACGCTGAGTTTCCTGACCAAATGCTTGCTTACAATTGCAGTCCTAGTTTTAATTGGCGTAAGTTTTTGAGCGAAGACGAGTGCGAAACGTTCCAGCGTGAACTAGGCGAACTGGGCTACAAGTTCCAGTTCATTACACTTGCCGGCTTCCACTCAGTTAACCTTGCTACCTTTGAATTGGCCGAAGCGTACCGTCAACGTGGTATGGCTGGCTATTCAGAAATGCAACAACGTGAGTTTGCCGCTCAAGAGCGTGGATTTACCACTGTCAAGCATCAACGTGAAGTTGGCGTTGGTTACTTTGATGCTATCAGCGAAGCAGTGGGTGCCACAAGCACTGTGGCCAACCGAACAAGTACAGAATCGGATCAGTTTCATTGAACTCACTGGAACGTATCTGGGCCAGAGCAACTGGGCATTTGATGGGCGAGACCGATGAGGATCGCCCTGATGTGCCTATACTCACGCTGAAAGAAGCTCGAATAGCATTGTTTTTCAAAACGTTTTGGGTTATAATACATGTGATAACTTGCTGTTTTATTATTGCCGGCGTTATTAGACATTGGAACAATTGATATGATACATATTAGACGCGAAGGCGGGCTCCTTCACAATGGTTTTAATTTTTATTCGTTAACAGACAAAAACAGTTTTGGATTTTTGTTTAGGTATGGTCCTTACATGCCACAGACGAATTTGGGTTCTAAAGTTTACTGTTTTAGATACAGCAAACAAACAAAAAAATGGATAATCGGACATGTCGCAAGCTCAATATAACTTAAAAACAAAAACAGATTACTTGCAACGCAAGATGTTTCTGGACCCAGCCGGTCCGGTCACTATTCAACGCTTTGAAGAAGTCAAGTACAACAAGATTGTGAAGTTTGAACAAGAAGCACGTGGTTTCTTTTGGGTACCAGAAGAAATCTCATTGACCAAAGATGCTCAGGATTTCAAAGACGCCAGCGAAACTGTGAAACATATTTTCACTAGTAACTTGTTGCGCCAAACAGCATTGGACAGTTTGCAAGGTCGTGGACCCAGTCAAATTTTTACACCTGTGGTGAGCTTGCCTGAACTGGAAGCCTTGGTCTACAACTGGACCTTTTTTGAAACAAACATCCACAGTCGTAGTTATTCGCACATCATTCGCAACATCTACAACGTGCCCAAGGATGTGTTTAATACCATTCACGACACTGAAGAAATTGTGAACATGGCTTCAAGTGTGGGCCGGTATTATGATCACTTGCACATGGTCAACTGTGAAAAAGAACTAGAAGTTCCTGTTAAAGAACAACCACATGTCAAAGCCATTTGGCTGGCACTGAATGCCAGTTATGCACTGGAAGCGTTCCGCTTCATGGTTAGCTTTGCCACAAGCCTGGCCATGGTCGAAAACAAGATCTTCATTGGCAACGGCAACATCATCAGTTTGATTCTGCAAGATGAAATCCTGCACAAAGAATGGACTGCTTGGATTATCAACCAAGTGGTCAAAGAAGATCCACGTTTTGCCGCTGCCAAGGCAGAATGCGAAGCAGAAGTCTATGCCATGTACATGGACGTTATTAGAGAAGAAAAAGCATGGGCAGATTACCTGTTCAAGTTCGGTCCTGTTATTGGATTGAATGCCGCTATCCTGCGAGACTTTGTGGACTATACTGCGGCCGCTGCGCTCAAGGAAATTGGTATCAAGTATCAAAGCCCTGCACCCAAGAGCACGCCCATTCCTTGGTTCAACAAACATGTGGATACACACAAGAAACAAACAGCACTGCAAGAAAATGAAAGCACCAACTATGTGATTGGTGTTCTTGACGGCAAAGTGGATTACGATTCATTACCAGATTTATAAGGAGAATAAAATGAAAGCAACAGTATGGAGTAAAAATGGATGCGGATTTTGCTCACAGGCAAAAGCACTGCTGGAAAGCAAGGGCATCGAATACGAAGAGCGAAATATTACCAACAGCAACTGGACCCGAGATGATTTGCTAACTGCGGTACCCACTGCCAAAACTCTGCCACAGATTTTTCTTGGCGAAGAATACATCGGTGGTTACACTGAATTGAGAAAAAAATTAACAGAAAGTGCATGATGACATTAGAAGTAGGAAAAGTATATACATTTAAGATGAACTCTGGCGAGGAAATGATTGCCAAGTATCACAGCGAGGTAGTAGGAAACTATATTGCAGTCACTGATCCAGTGAGCGTGGCGCCTGGGCCAAAAGGCATGGGCCTGGTACCCAGCTTGTTTACTGGAAACCCCGATCAAAGTGTCACTATAAATACTAACTGTATTGCTATGTATGTGGAAACTGACGATGCTGTCAGGGGCAAATATACAGAAGCAACCACTGGTATTCAAGTGCCAGACAAAAAAATTATAATGGGATAACATGCCACCAGTGCAACGACAAGGCGATCCAAACACAGCAGGGGGAACAAACACCAGTGGTGTGAGTTCGGTGCGAGTGAACGGAAAGCCTATTGTTGTTGATGGCACAGTGGTCAGTAGCCATGCACCCTGGGGAAGACCTCATCCGCCGCATGAAGCTGCTACCACAACAGGCGGCGTGGGCTCTGTGCGTGCAGGCAATATTCCGGTCAATGTTGATGGCAATGCTGACACATGTGGTCACACTAGAACCGCAGGTTCGGGCGATGTAAGGGCAGGCGGATAATGGGTTTGCTTACTCCACTGCAACTTACTGCGGCTTCGGCATTATTGGATAATTCTGGCATTGCGTTAAATTCAGAATGGCAAGATCAATTGCAGGCTTATCAATCTACAGAGTTGATTGCCAACTGGCAAAACGCTGTGAATTATTATAATTCTCGCAGTTGGAAAACCGACAACACTCTGGCTTTGTTATTGAGAATGGGCGCTTCAATTTTCCCGGCGCTGGGCAATAGCATTCCAACTGGTGCACCAACACCACGACCCATTGAAGGTCCAGTAACAACAGGATTTGTGGGCCTGATTGAAAATACTGGAAATTTATACCTAGGAGACGGTAACGTAGGTAAATTTGCTCTTTCCTTCATGGCAGCACAAGGGTATATCAGTTCAACCAATGTGTTTATCAACAGCGCAGTAAATGCACAGACCTATCTAGGTCCAACATTTACCAACATGAGCAATCTAACAACCAACAATATCAGTGCATTGAATTCAAATCTAACTGGGTTTGGGGTGGACCTTGGCAATCAAGGCCAGCTTACTGACATGCAAAACCTCAACAACTATGGCACACCTGCAGCACTGTTGAAACAAATTTCCAAAGTAGCTGGCTTACAAGGCGGCACATTGAAAATAATTGAAGTTGCGTTAATAGCTGTTGGACTAACCAAGGCCAACATACTAACATTGATCTCAGGGTCTAGAGACGCCAATCCCACACAGTTTGATCAATACCAACGATTGGCTTATACTGGCATGACCAATGTTGTTGGTGCTGACCTCCAGCAAGTGTTGAGTATTTTAGATGTTACAACTCCCAACATCGCAACACTAGCAGACTTATTGGATCAGAAAAAAATATTTCCTAACAGTTGGTCTACACTTACAACTCCCACTGTTAACGGACCCGTGCCGGTTTATCAAGACAACGGCAGTACTAATTTTGCACTGGCCACAGAAGTAGCTGCATATTTGCCTACAGCCAGTGGTTGCGAAGAGCTTGGAAAAATAATTCCTCCCGGACAAGCTGTGGCAAATAAATCTGTCCAAGTCGGACTGCAACAAATCACTGGTATTGCGTCAACTACCTTGCCCAAGCTTGCACAAACAGTTTTGGGACAATGCAAAAACGTATGGTCAGTTAATAAAATTTATCTAGCCGATAGCTGTGTGGCCAATGGCCAACCCATACCCACTTATTATCGAGCACAGCAAGATGTTCCTGCTGGCATTGATATCAACAACACTGATTATTGGTTGCCCACATCGTTGGGTGGCATCAGTACCATGGCAGGATTACCAGACATTCAAGCACAAACTACAGCGTTGCCTGCTGAAGTTGTTGCATACTATGATACTCTTGCTACAGGTACTGGACCCAACGGAACATTGACCACATGCGATTTATTTGGCACTGCTGCTGGCAGCGGATACATTGAAAAATTAGCTACAGTTACAGGAATAATCAATTCTTTGAATTCAATAGGTGAACTAAACACATTGAAAAATGTTTACATTAACATGTTGTCAGCAACCAACGATTCTCAAATGTTAAGCTACATCAGTGCTGCCAATACTAACATTCTTTCTATTAGTACAAATTATCCAGAAGCTGCCGGAATAGCAAATACTGCATGGATGTGGATGGCTACAAAACTTGCTACAGAAAAAAACAATCAAACCAAAGCTGGCATTGACTACGATAATTTGCCAGACAACAATCAAACCAGTGTTTATGGATTTGTGCAAAATCTACCGCAGTACGGACTTCAAGTTGATGCTTGCGGTGCAGGTGATTTCCTGGATCAGGTCGCTGACCTTTCTGTAATCGGTGGGCAAGCGATTGTTGGAACCATGCGCGAAGCCAGAAACAATCAACGCCTTGGCGCCGCACAATTGGCGCAAAATACCACACCTTCCACAGGTTTTGCAGTAACGCCTGCGCCTGCAGTTGTTCCTGTAAACTAAAGTATACATTTTTAGGTTAGTACACACTTACCCGAAAACAGTTGACCAAAAATAGCTATTTTGCTATAATAACAACATGAACAACAAAACACCAGTCGAAACGCCCGAAGACGAGTACACCACAGGCATGGACATTGCTGACAGTGTCGGGCTCATTGCTTTGTGCGTGTTGATTGTGCTGGCACTGTCAATCTAACGGTTGACCAATATTTCCCATTTTGCTATAATTGAAACATAGCGTAACAAAACAGGAGTTTGAGATGAATATCAAAGACGTCAATTCTGCGATTATTTCTGGCATTTACACCAACGACGATCTCAACAGCATTGCTGAAGCACTAAAATATGCTCGCGCTCAACTTGGAAAATTAAACCGTCGTGGCATGTTGCCCGGCGACACTGTGCGGTTTACCAGCAACCGCAACGGTATCACCTACACTGGTACAGTGACCAAAGTCAAAATTAAAAACGTTCTTGTTCGCACCAACGCTGGCATGTTCAACGTTCCTGCTAACATGTTGGAGGCAGTTTGATGTTTTGGGTGATTGATAAAAAAGGCGCCAAGTTTGTGTTCAAACGCATCGACGATCTGTTTGACTTCATTGCAGTTTGCGGTGCAAACAACATTGTTGAAGGGTGGGCAGGGATATGAACTTCCGGCAGTGGTGCCGCGAAAAGTGGTTTGAGCACAAAGACGAACTAGAAGCGTACGGCCAGAAATTGCCATATACTTCGCAAGAATACTTTGCCCGATACAAATTCTGGCTCAAGCGCGAATATCGTCATCAACACAATGCAAATCGATAAAAGGTGGTATGTAACTATGGGACTGGATCAATACGCATACGTGGCCGCAAAGGCCGGGCAACGAGAAGAATTTTACGAAACGTCAGAGTACAACGAAGAAACCAAGGAGTGGGTTAGCAAAACTGCCAAGCCCCGTGAAATTGCCTACTGGCGCAAGCATCCTAACCTGCAGGGATGGATGGAACGGTTGTGGGAACACAAACTGGCCGCCCAAGGCCAAATTCCCGAAGCAGGACAATTTGGTAGCACATTCAATGGAGTTGAGCTAGAGCTTACATGGGAAGACCTTGACGCCTTGGAACGGGCTGTGACACACAACCAACTGCCCGAGACCACAGGTTTCTTCTTTGGCAATCCTTCTGATGAGCATTATCGCGAACAGGATCTTGCGTTTATCCGCGAGGCCCGAGCAGAGTTGTTCTTGGGACTCAAAGTATTTTACAATTCCAGTTGGTAATGCTCAAGCAAGACATCCTCGACTCAAAAGGCAACGTGTACGCCACAGTTAAGTTTGATGGCACCATGTTGTCATTCTGCAACTTACAGCCATACAATCTGACCTTTGTCATGGATGCCCGAGTGGTCGAGCAACTGCTACCAATTTTACAAAGCATCAAGTTAATTCAGTGGACCGGAGCCGTAAATAAATGATAGATTACACAGAAGATAGGTTTATTGGAACTATGGCATCAGGTTGGATCCGCGACTTGGAAAGTTCTGACAGTCGTTTGCATAAAGAGGCAGTGATTGAAAAAGCTCTCATGGCTGCAAAGCTAGGATCAGCAGAAGCGCAGGCGTTCTTGTTCAACTGTTACCAAGCCTACAATCCGTACTATACATTCCATGTCAAACAAGTACCAGAAGTTAGCGACCACCGAGACCGTCCCAATGCATGGCCTAAGTTTTGGGCACTGCTAGAAGCACTTCGTACTCGTTCAACTACAGGTAACTCAGCTCGTGAAGCCATTGTGGAATGTGCTGAACTGTTCGATGATGCTGAGTGGAATACAGTTTGTCGGCGTGTTATTATCAAGGACCTGCGTTGCGGCATCTCAGAAAAGACCTTAAACAAAATTCTTAAAAACACCGATTGGGAGATTCCGGTATTCAGTTGCCAGCTGGCACAAGATTCAACTGATCAACCCCGGAAGCTCACAGGCTTCAAACGCCTTGAGCCCAAGCTGGATGGGGTGCGTGTGTTAGCTGTGGTGCAAGGCATGAACGTGAGCTTGTTCAGCCGCAATGGCAAAGAGTTTGCCAACTTCCCCCAGATTGCCAAGGATATTAACATCTACCGCAGAGCATTCCAAAACAATCTTGGCTCAGGTGGTCGTTTTGTGCTGGACGGCGAAGTAACTGGCGAGAGTTTCCAAAAGCTCATGAAGCAAGCACATCGAAAAAGTGATGCCCAAACCGATGGTATGGTGTACAACATCTTTGACGTTGTTCCTTTGGACGACTTCCAGCGCGGTTATTGGAACGCTCAACAATACAAGCGTTTTGAAATTCTAGATCGCGCCCGCGGCGCACTAGAAGATGCCACAGGCGGTCACAGCCTGAGAGTTGTAAGCGGACTGGAAGTAGATCTAGGCACAGCTGAGGGCCACGATATTATGAATCGCTATGCCCAAGATTGTGTGGCAGAAGGCTACGAAGGCATCATGATCAAAAGCATGGATGCTCCGTATGTGTGCAAACGAGCAGACTACTGGATGAAATGGAAGCCTACTATTTCAGTAGATTTGACCATTGTGGGTTTTGAAGAAGGTACCGGTCGTAACGAAAACCGACTTGGTGCTATAATTTGTGAAGGAGTTGACAATGATCGTAACATACGAGTTAATGTTGGTAGCGGTTTTAGTGATAGCGATCGTGATGAGTATTGGTCCGGAAGGGATAGCCTGCTTGGGCACTTGGTTGAAGTCCAAGCTGACGCAGTTACGCAAAACCAAGACGGATCATACAGTTTGAGGTTCCCCCGATTCCTACGTTTCCGTGATTTTGAAGCAGGCGAAAAGTTGTGAGACGCTGGGACGAGGATTCAGATCTGTGGCTGTTTACCATGTCAGAGTTTCAACAGCTTCCTGATGGTATTGTGCTAGAAAGCATCGATGGCAAAAAAGCAGTAAAAGGTCTGGATCGCATCGGCCACGATCAACGTGCTAGGTATATTGCTTGGGGAATACGAGATCCTTTCAATCATGAACTAGGGCCATTGTTTACAAAGTTTGTGTTAGAAACAAAATGAAGAAAGTCTACTATGAAAAGATCGGGCGCAAATATGTGCCTGTTAGCGAGTACGATGGCGATTATCATCTGAGTTTTCCTAAAGGTAATCACCTTGTTATGTGTTATCCTGGTGGCTCCTCACGTAGGTTCAACGTCGAACCTGCCCTGGCTCCAATGATTGCTGCCGGCCGCTTTGCTGAAGACAAAATGTGTGAAGCTGTTTATGAGGCAGCTTCCATGCATCGCCAAGAGCACCAAGGCACAGAGCTAACCCCCGAGCAACTTTGCGCCTGGCGCAATTTTGAAAAAGTCATGGGCGAGCGTGGCAAGTATGTGCAATTCAAAAGCACACACGACATTGTAGGAGCTGGACTTCGGGTGTTGGAAAAAGAAGCCGCTGAACTCATGACACACCCAGCAGTTCGTGACGCCTACGAACAGTTCCAAGCAGTTTGCAAATTGGTTAAACAAACCAGTTGACATCTACGCAATCTGTTGTATAATCGCTAGGCATGGTCCAGGAGGTTGTGCTGCTCAATGGAGAAAGCGGAAACGATTGGTAACCTAGGTCCGCTAGAACCCGTGGCAAGTGAGCGTAAGTCACAGAGGTGAGACACTGTCTTGGAGAAATCCAAAACCCAGGCTGGTACCCTGGGGAGTATGCCTTAAAGAACTAAACAGTGAAAGGAATGAAACATGTCTGTTGAAATTGCGGTTTCTGCGTTGAGTATGCCGCAGTCCCTCGACTCTCTTAAATTGGAAACGCCCTTGACCATGCACCGTGTTGTTTTCGAAATCTCGTCAGTTGAAACATGGTACAAGATAATGGCCGAAGCAAGAGTGCAATTCGGCAAGAACTGGCGTGCTCAACCCAGAGTCAAGCGCAGACTCACCAGCTGGAGGAACACCACTCTAAAGGTTTGGTTTGAAGTGCCAGACTCGACTTTTGCAACCTGGTGTGCAGTTAAATTGGGTGTTCAAGCTGTGGGAGTAGTCAATAAATAAATCTATGTTTCTCTCATGGTTAATGATGGGCGTGGCACTGAGTCTCAGTGTTATCGCCGCTTTTTATAGTATAGCAGGTTTGGCTGCTATTTTTGCCGCGGCGGTGGTTCCTATTGTGGTAATGGGAACAATATTAGAAGTCGCCAAGCTCACTGTCACAGTTTGGTTACACGAGTACTGGCCACGGTGCCGATTCCTTATGAAGGCATACCTGGTACCTGCGGTGGCATTGCTTGCTTTTATTACCAGTATGGGTATATTTGGATTTCTAAGCAAAGCACACAGTGACCAGGGCATGGTGTCAGGTGACGTGCAAGCCAAGATTGCCATTTACGATGAAAAAATTCAAACCGAACGGGAGAACATTGATGCAAATCGCAAGGCGCTTAAACAACTTGATGAGGCAGTGGACCAAGTTATGGCACGCTCAACAGATGAAAAAGGGGCCGATAAGGCCGTGGCAATACGGCGAGCCCAGCAAAAAGATCGCGCTCGTTTACTTGAAGAAATTAGCAAGAGCCAATTGCGGATTACCGCACTCAACGAAGAACGAGCTCCAATTGCGGCGGAAGTACGAAAAGTGGAGGCCGAAGTGGGCCCTATCAAGTATATCGCCGCCTTGGTGTATGGGGATAACACCGATGCAAACATTTTAGAACGGGCAGTGCGTTGGGTCATAATTATTCTAGTAATTGTATTTGACCCATTGGCAATTATGATGCTGTTGGCTGCAACCGAAAGCTTCAAGTGGGAGAAAGAGCCGCCTGTGGCAGAAACTGTAGTTGATGATGACAAGATTCGAGAAACTGCCAAAGAGCAAGAGCCCGAAATACCAGCGGAGCCTGTGCCCGAAGTTGAAAAGTCTTGGCAAGAAAAGTATCCATATCTCACTAAACCTTTTGTGCATTTCAGTAATACCAAACCGGTAGTCTATTCGGGCAATCCTGCAGAGTTTCAACAACCTTGGCCGGAAGAGAAAAAACAAGAGTTGGTCAAGGTAATGAAGGATATTTTCCCGTCGGACGATTGGTTAGACGGCGAAGAGCATGGTTCAGATGAAGAAAAGCAAGCCATAAGAGAATGGAAAGCGGCTAATCCTGAACTCACAGTAAAAGCACAGCGAGAACTGCTGGCACGTGGTGAAATTACCGAACTACCTTGGGCAAGAAAACCCAATTCAACTTTTGGATTTGTGTTTCCTTGGAGCCCAGAAAAAGGCGACACATTTATCAAAACAGATGTGGTGCCCAATGCAATGTACAAGTTTAACGGAACTCAATGGATGGCCGTTGACAAATCTGTGTTAGACAGTTATACTCATGATACTGCATACATTGATTATCTTATCTCCAAAATATCATCAGGTGAATATGATCCTGAGCTATTGTCTGAAGACTTGCGTGATCAAGTAGCTGAACGTATCAAACAAACTGACGCATGAAAACAACTGAAAATTTAGATAACTGTAGTTTTTGTGGAAAACACAAAGATCAAGTAGTTAAGCTCATTGTGGGCGCCGAAGTTGCAATTTGCAACGAGTGTGTGGACTTGTGCCAGACTTTGCTAGAAGATGCACCTGTTGCCAAAGCTGACAAAACGCCCGGTGCGCTTGATCCTAGAGAAATCAAACGTCACCTTGACGAGTATGTGATTGGGCAAGACCAAGCAAAAATTGTTCTCAGTGTAGCAGTTACCAACCACTACAAACGAATCAACAACAAAGAAAAACAAACCGAAGTCGAAAAAGCCAACATCCTCATGCTTGGTCCCACAGGATCAGGAAAAACACTGCTGGCCAGAAGCGTGGCCAGATATTTGGATGTGCCGTTTGTTATTGCAGACGCCACCAGTTTGACTGAAGCAGGATATGTGGGTGATGATGTTGAGAGTTTGATCAGTCGGCTGTACGCAGCTTCTGGATTCGACGTTGAAAAAACACAGCGTGGTATTGTGTTTGTGGACGAAATTGACAAAATCAGCAGAAAAAGCGAAAGCACAAGTATTACCCGAGACGTGTCGGGCGAAGGCGTGCAACAGGCCCTGCTCAAGTTGGTTGAAGGCACCAAGTGCAGAATTCAACCAACTGGTGGTCGTAAACATCCAGGCGGGGACATGATCGAAATAGATACCACTGACATTCTGTTCATAGCAGGTGGTGCTTTTGTGGGCCTGGATAACATTGTTAAAAACCGTATCAAAGGCACCAGCATTGGATTCCAAGCTGAAGTCAACCAAGATACTCCTGGCAAATTAGACATGGTCACGCCCGACGATTTGGTACGCTTTGGGTTGATTCCTGAGTTTGTGGGCAGATTCCCCAGTTGGGTAGCATTGCAAGAGTTAACGTTGGAAGATCTCATTTCCATTCTAACTGAAGTTAAAAACTGCTATGTTGATCAGTATCAATGGTTATTTGACCAAGATCAAGTTGCACTGACATTCGAAACTGACGCACTCAAACGCATAGCTGAAAATACCATCAAAAACAAAACTGGCGCCCGTGGGCTGCACAGTGAACTGGAGCGTGTGTTATTGCCGCACATGTTTAACTTGCCACGCTATCGAGACAGCGAAATCAACAGCCTTACAATCACTCAAGACCTGGTAAATAATCCTGTAGAACTAAAGGGATTACATGAACAAGTTGCGAGGAAGGTCAGTACTGGTCACTGACGACAACATAGAAAAAGCTCTGCGTAAGTTCAAAAAGAAAATCCAAAACTCGGACATTCTTAACGAGCTACGCAAAAGAGAGCATTACGTTAAACCTACCACCAAGCGCAAACTCAAACGTAGCGCGGCTAAAAATCGCTGGCGTAAAAAGCTGGACGATCAAGCATTGCCCAAGAAGCTATACTAATGTACGTGGAGTTCAAGCTACCCGAATCTATTGCTGGTGCGTCATTATTGTTGCTTCGTCGTAGCATACTTGATTGGTCCGAAAAATACCAAATTCCTTACACTGAAAAAACCATAAAATACACTTACCGCGTGTGTTTTGATAAAGACGAGTCTTATAGTTTTTTTGCAATGACCTATCCACAGACCCGGCACTTTCTCCAATATCGCATTGTGTCTGACCTAAATAATAAAATATAATTTGATTTCGTGTATAATAAATAACAATGTAGCGCCGATGGTCGGGCTACAAAATTAATCTTGCTTTTCGAAGGAGAACACAATGAGCAAAGTAATCGGTATCGATCTGGGTACCACAAATTCATGCGTAGCCGTGGTTGAAAACGGCAATTCCCGAGTAATTGAAAACAGCGAAGGTGCTAGAACAACTCCTAGTGTTGTTGCTTACACCAGCGACGATGTGCTGGTCGGTGCAAGCGCCAAGCGTCAAGCAATTACCAATCCCAAAAACACCATTTACGCAGCCAAGCGATTGATCGGACGCAAGTTCCGCGAAGATGCAGTGCAGAAGGACATCAACTTGATGCCGTATAGCATTGTGGAAAATGACAATGGTGATGCTTGGGTTCAAGCTGGCGATCGCCGACTGGCACCTCCACAAATCTCTGCAGAAGTTCTGCGTAAAATGAAAAAGACAGCAGAAGACTATCTTGGCACAGAAGTCACACAAGCTGTTATCACTGTCCCTGCTTACTTCAACGACAGCCAACGTCAAGCTACCAAAGATGCTGGACGTATCGCTGGACTAGAAGTATTGCGTATTATCAACGAGCCAACTGCGGCTGCACTAGCATACGGCGTTGACAAAGCCGATAAAAAGGATCGCAAGATTGCTGTGTACGACTTGGGCGGCGGCACGTTTGACGTAAGCATCATTGAAATCGCCAACATTGACAATGAAAAGCAAATCGAAGTATTGAGCACCAACGGAGACACCTTCCTGGGCGGTGAAGACTTTGACCAGCGCATCATGGACTTCTTGGTCGACGAATTCAAGCGGGATACTGCTGTGGACTTGACCCGAGACGTACTGGCCTTGCAACGCTTGAAAGAAGCTGCTGAAAAAGCCAAGATTGAACTGTCAAGCAGCACTGCTACAGACGTCAACTTGCCTTATGTCACTGCTGATGCTAGTGGTCCCAAGCACATGAACATCAAGCTCACTCGTGCCAAACTAGAGAGTTTGGTGGACGAGTTGATCCAACGCAGTATTGAACCTTGCCGCATTGCAATGAAAGATGCCGGTGTCACTGCTGATGAAATTGATGAAGTTATTCTTGTTGGTGGCCAAACTCGCATGCCCCGAGTACAAGAAGCTGTGGAAAAACTGTTTGGCAAAGCACCGCGCCGGGATGTTAACCCTGACGAAGCAGTGGCTGCAGGCGCTGCTATTCAAGGAAGTGTGTTGGCCGGTGACCGCAAAGACGTGTTGCTGTTGGATGTTACACCGTTGAGCTTGGGCATTGAAACCATGGGTGGTGTGTTTACTAAAATCATCCAAAAGAACACAACCATTCCTACCAAGGGCACACAAACATTCAGTACTGCTGAAGACAATCAGCCTGCTGTGACCATCAAGGTTGGACAAGGTGAGCGTGAGCTGTTCAAGTACAACAAAGAACTTGGTTTGTTTAATCTAGACGGTATTGCTCCTGCACCACGTGGCATGCCGCAAATTGAAGTTACCTTTGACATTGACGCCAATGGCATTATGCATATTTCGGCCAAAGACAAAGGCACCGGCAAAGAAAACAAAATCACTATCAAGAGTGACTCAGGCTTGAAAGAGGATGAAATTCAACGCATGGTTCGTGAAGCTGAAGACAATGCCGAAGCTGACAAGAAACAAGTTGAATTGATTCAAGCTCGCAACACCGCAGAAGGTACGTTGCATGGGTTCCGCAAGGACTTTGATGCCTACAAGGATCAGGTCACAGAAGAAGAACGCAACCGAGCTGAACAAGCACTTCAAGATCTTGACACTGCTATTGGCGGTGATGACGTTGAGGAAATCAACGCAAAAACAACAGAATTGTACCAAGCTATCGGTCCTATCACCGGTAAAAAGTACGAAGCCGAGCAAAAGGCCAAAGCGGAATCCGAGAAAAAGGATGATGATGTGGTCGATGCCGAAGTCAAGGCTGCTTGATTTCGATAAGTAAAAATACAGGTGCCGATGGTCGGGCCCGTATAACAAAGTCAACTTGCTTTATAAGGAGAAATGACATGACTAAGACTTTAACACTACGCACATTCGATATCCCACAAATGCACAAGTTTGGGATTGGATTCGACAACATGTTTGATGAACTCATGCGTGTTACATCACAACAACAAACCAATTATCCTCCACACAATGTGATCAAAACAGGTGAAAACACCTTGATCATTGAAGTGGCTGTGGCTGGCTTTGCCGAAGGCGAAATTGACATTCAGGTGGAGAAAAACTTGTTGACAATTCGTGGCGAGCAGGCACGTGAAACAGATGCCAGTTGGGAATTTTTGCATCGCGGAATTTCCAGCCGTGATTTTAGCCAAGCTTTTACTTTGGCCGATCACGTGGAAGTAAAAAGCGCCAGCATTACCAACGGCATTTTGAGTGTGTTTTTGGAACGCAAGATTCCAGAAGAAGCCAAGCCAAAGAGTATTGCTATTACCTACAATAAGTAATATAATGTAAATACAGCAGTGGGAATGGTCCCACTGCTACAACAAGGATAATAAAATGGCACAGTCAGATACACGTACCAAAATCAAGCCTAACGAAGCTGTCAAAGAGCCACCGATGTTCAAGGTAGTTTATATCAATGACAATCAGACCAGCATGGAATTTGTGATTTCCAGCTTGGTTGATTATTTTGATTACCGCATTGAAACTGCTGAACAAATCACCATTGACATTCACGAAACCGGCTCTGCTGTGGTAGCTGTGTTGCCTTATGAAATTGCCGAGCAAAAAGGCATCGAAGTTACTCTCAATGCACGAGCACAAAGCTATCCGCTACAAATCAAACTTGAACCCGATGGCGTGGGTCAATAATCAATTGTAATGCGCTTGGGGTGATACACCCAAGTTGACCACGGCGAACCACTGCGACCACGACAGTTATTCACATAACGAATATTGTCGTGCGTCTGGTCTACGCTGCCATGGTAGTGACCAAAGCACCAGGTGTGTATTTTCTTTTCAGAATCTGCTGCCAATACATGTTGCATATAACGATTGCCCATGGTATTGAATTTCAACGATCCCACTAGATTGACGTCGTGGTTGATCAGCACAGGGTTGGGCACAGTGTGAGTGGCAACCACAATCTTTTTAACGTCAATATGTGTTTGCAAGCGTTTGATTGAACCGATCATGTAGCTGGCATCGTTTGTACTCATCTTACGTATGTTTTCTATTTCGTTTAGGCCATAGAATTCTTTTTCTGCGTACCATTGGGCAGATTGATCGGGGTCTGTAACACCATCAAAGTCAAACCCCCACCAGCCGTTGGTTCCAATAATGGCCACACCGTCTACCACTACCACATTGTCTTGTAGATAAACAACATTGTGTACCGCAGTAACACGATCCACCAAGTCACGATAGCTGTGTCCTAGATCTTGCATGTGGTTGGAGTGTTCGTCGTTGCCGTCGATATAAAACACAGCTTGATAGCATTTGCCCAAGTGTGTGAGTGCTTCGATCAGCCGGTCTCGGTCCTTGGCAACGTCTCCTACTACCAAACAGTGGGCGCTGGTGCTGCGGTCAGTCCAGTCAAACGTTTCTTGCCAAGTATCTATGTGTAAATCAGAAATTAAATCAAAAGTAAATTGCATCATACATATTTAGAAGGATTTTTATCATGCATATAATTTTTGGCGATGCCATAAAACACATACCCAATAGTTATACAGTATTGGAGTTAGATACCATACGTATAGAACCTGACAACCAAGAATTCAAGACCTACTGTGTGATTGAAAAAATTCCTTTGGCTGAGTTTCCTGTTGCAGAAATAAATCAAAAAGTTCATGCAGATTTGATACAACACTACAAGCAGCAGGACTGGCAATTTTGCGAAGATGCAATCTCTGTACTGTACGGAAAATGGGACGGAGAAATAGATAGTTTTTATGACGACTTGAGCCGACGAATCAACGAGTATAAAAACGTCAAGTTAGAACCCAGCTGGGATGGCACACTGGTGCGTTCTATAAATACTCAATGACAGAATTAATTGCAACCCTAGTAATGACGCACATTACCATTGCTTGTGTTACCTTGTATTTGCATCGTAGCCAAGCTCATCGCAGCGTGACCTTTCACCCAGCGATAGCACATTTCATGCGTTTTTGGTTGTGGCTCACAACAGGCATGGTTACCAAACAGTGGGTGGCCATACATCGCAAACACCATAGATACAGTGATCGATCAGGCGACCCGCACAGTCCATTGGTGTATGGTATCCGCAGAGTTTTCTTTCAAGGAGCAGGTTTATATCATGAAGCAAGCAAAGATCGTGTTATGGTTGACGCATACGGTGCTGGTACTCCTGCTGATTGGATGGAGCGCAACGTATACAGTGCTCACTCCAGACTTGGCATTGGCCTTCTCTTTTTGTTCAACGTTGCCGTTTTCGGTTGGGTCGGCGCCTTAATATGGTTGGTACAAATGGCGTGGATTCCGTTTTGGGCAGCGGGAGTGATTAACGGCCTAGCACATTGGTGGGGATATAGAAATGGTGAAACTAGAGACAACAGTAGAAATATTAGTCCCATTGGTATTATCATCGGTGGTGAATGCTTACATAATAATCACCATCTTGACCCTGCTAGTGCCAAACTGAGCCGACGTTGGTTTGAGTTTGATATTGGTTGGATGTATATTGTTATTTTGCGTTCAGCGGGGTTGGCAAAGGTTACCCAGGCAAAGTAACTTGAACTGTTCCATTTGATCCTGCGCTTCTACCACAGCACCCATCCAGAACCATTGATCCAGCATGGATTCCACAAACAGGTCCATGTACCAGTTAAACAATGGGCTGTTGAGCCAGGGCTCTGATTGTTGGACCAGCAGGCGGTTCCACGCCTGCCCTAGTTGATAAAACTCATACATCAGCTTGATTTAGTAGGGGTAATAGGTGCGGGCTTGTTGCCATTGAATGGCGGGTTTTTGGGTGGATTATGTTTGAACCAACTCATGCTGGTATTTATATGTGACGTTGTGATTTTTTCAGGCCAGTGTAAAATAGCGATAAATTATTCTATTACATTAAGGAACATTCATGAAAAAAATCGGGTTTATTGGGATTGGCAAGCTAGGCTTAGACTGTGCTGAAGTAATGGCTGAAAAGCATGAAGTTCGCGGATATGACATCTATCCACGAACCAGTGATTCAGTAAAAGTCTGTGACATCAGCGAGCTGGTCAATGAAAGCGAGTGGATTTTTATCGCAGTCCCAACACCACATGCCGAAGGCTATGATGGAAGTGTGCCAAGCTCGCACATGGAACCACGTGACTTCGGACACGACGCTGTGATTGACGCAATCAAGAACGTAAACAAGTATGCTACATCTCCTAAAAAGGTTGTGCTGATTTCTACAGTGCTACCGGGCACAACACGCAAGCACTTTTATCCTTTGCTGGACAAGCAACATCAGTTCTTGTACAATCCCTACTTGATTGCCATGGGATCAGTAAAATGGGACATGGCCAATCCTGAAATGGTCATGATTGGTACAGAAGATGGCAACCCCAATGCTCTGGCCGGTGAGTTGATTGATTTGTACAAAACCATGATGCAAAACAATCCACGCTATGAAATTGGTACCTGGGACGAGTGCGAAGCAATCAAGATTTTCTACAATACCTTTATTTCAGCCAAGGTTGGTCTGGTCAACATGATTCAAGACTTTGCCATGCGTATTGGACACATCAACGTTGACGTTGTGACCAATGCTCTAGCTCGAAGCACCATGCGTATCATGGGACCCAAGTACATGACCGCAGGCATGGGCGATGCAGGCGCTTGCCACCCACGTGACAACATTGCTCTGCGTTGGTTGGCCAAAGAGTACAATTTGGGCTATGACTTGTTTGACACAGTGATGCATGCCAGAGAAATCCAAGCCAAAAACTTGGCCATGTTCTTGGTGGACTTGAGTGTGATGAACGACAACTTGCCCATTGCCATTCACGGCAAAGCATACAAGCCCGACGTTCCCTACTGCATTGGTAGCTACAGCACCTTGGTTGGACACTATGTTGAACAAGAAGGTAAATCGGTTGTGTACGTCGATCCCTTGGCCGATGATCCAACCAACGTGGTTGAAAAGGTTGGTGGACCTGCAATCTTTTTATGGGCACATGATCGCAAGATCACTTACGAATACACTGGTGACCAACCCGAAACTCAACCTTATTGTGAAATCCTCCCAGGATCCATTATTGTTGACCCTTGGCGCAAGCTGAAATCGGGCAACGGCATTGAAGTTATTCATTACGGTAACACCCGTCAACAATAACTTGACAAATAAACCCAATACGTGTATAATTACACTATGACTACACGTATTGGCTTTTGCTGCAAATGGCTCGATGACCCTGCTGAAACTGCAGGCCGTAAACCCACGTCTGAGAGCCGTGACCTAAATGGACGTTCCACTACCATGCGTTGGCTCCGTGAACATGCGGACGAAGCCGAACAACGCCAGTGGGACATTATGAACCACAATGCCCGTGCGGCTCTGCTTATGGTAGAACGTGTGGGCACACTGCCTCCTGAACGCAGAATGGTGCGTCTGGGTAGCGAAATGCTACAAGGCTACACAGAACCTTCATGGATAGATTGGTGGCAACGACGTGAAATACAAGATCACTGTGAACGAATCTTTGCGCCGGTTGGAGACGCTGCTCGGCGTCTTGGTGTACGGCTATCCTTCCATCCAGGGCAATTTTGTGTACTGGCAAGCGAGTCGGATGAAATCGTGGAGAGATCCATACTCGAGTTTGAGTATCATACAGACATGGCGCGGTGGATGGGATTTGGCCATGACTTTCATGATTCGGGATTCAAGATCAACGTACACTTATCGGGCAAAGGCGGTCCTGCTAAGTTTTTGCAGACGCTGAAACGTCTGTCACCTGAGGCTAGAAACCTTATCACTATCGAAAACGACGAGATGTCAAATGGGCTTGATACTACTTTACTTGTGGCTGAGCATTGTGCTCTTGTGCTGGATATTCATCACCACTGGGTCAAAACAGGCGAATATATCGACCCCGCGGACGCTCGTGTTCAGCGGGTTCGTGAGTCTTGGCGTGGTGAGCGTCCTGTACTCCATTTTTCTACTAGCCGCGAAGATATTTTGGTTGACCATGATCCAAACGTTCGACCAGACCTTGCTGCTCTTATTGCTGGAGGTCATAAAAAACAGCAACTCCGGGCACACAGTGACTTCTATTGGAACCATGCTGTGAACGACTGGGCCTTGAGCTTTGCTGATCGCTTTGACATACAATGCGAGGCCAAGGGCAAGAACCTAGCAAGTGAACAGATCTATGAACGACTTATTGGTTAATACCTTTAGTTGGATACGAGATGATTTCCGGTCTTATCCTACTAGGTTTGTTGTTGAGTTGCTTGCTTGGGCTATTAGCATTGGGTGCAGTATTACTATGGCTCTTACTGTCCCCAACCCACCCTTACTCACCTTATATCCTATTTGGATCTCTGGTTGCGCCATGTATGCTTGGGCTGCTTATACTAGGAAATCATTTGGCATGCTGGTTAACTACCTGCTTCTTGTGACCATTGATTCAGTTGGCCTATTTAGGATGCTTATGTAAGCAGATATTTCTTTCGTTTAGTTACCATAAGTAATAGGTACTCAAGTACGCTATACTCTAAGGTGAACAATAATGATAAGAACTATCACTGCGGGGTTACTTGCCGTTTCAATGGCCGGAGCCGTTTCCGCACAAACTCTAATTAATCAAAGCTCTATATCCAGTGGATATGGATCTGCTAGCTTAATAGATACCAACAGTACTTCTAACTCAGTTAGTACTGTTAATACCACAAATACCAGCACAGCTACGACTAACAGCACCGCTACCAGTACTGTTACGTCCACCAACGTAAACACCAACAACAACGTAAACAGTGGTGCTGTGACTTATACCAACAACAACGTAAACAGTGGGTCGGTAACCTATACCAACAACAACGTTGCGTCGGGGGAAGTAACATACAACAACGTAAACAGTGGCACAGTGAATTACAACAACACAAATACCAGCACTGCCACAAATACTAACAACAACACAAATACCAGCACAAGCACCAATACAAACACAAACAACAACACAAATACCAACACCAGTACCAGCACTGCTACAAACACCAACAATAACACAAATACCAGTACCAGTACCAATACAAACACAAACAACAACACAAATACCAACACAAATACCAGCACATCAACCAACACCAACAACAACACAAATACCAACACTAGTACCAATACAAACACCAATACAAACATAAACACCAATAACGGTACTATGAATTACAACAACACCAACACAAGCACAGCCACTAACACAAACAACAACACCAGTACCAGTACTGCAACTAACACAAACAACAACACCAGTACTAGCACCAACACAAACACCAATAACAATACCAACACATCAACTAGTACCAACACAAACACCAATAACAATACAAGTACCAGTAACAACGTGAACACTAACACAAATACCAGTACTGCTACAAATACTAATACCAACAACAATACCAATACCAGTACAAGTAACAATGTGAATACAAACACCAATACGTCGACTAGCACCAGTACAAGTAGTAACAACAACGTCAACCAAAACGTACAAACTGGAGACATGACCAATCGTAATATTAACGATACTACAATTACACAAAAGATTATTCAGCCTCCACCAACTGCTATTGCTCCAATGATGATGAGCGGCGGCAACCAAGACCTGTGTACAACTGGCACATCCAGTGCTGTACAAACACAAATCTTTGGTGTGTCAACAGGCGGTACAGTACGTGACTTGAATTGTGAACGTTTGAAGTTGAGCAAGACATTGTTTGATATGGGTATGAAAGTTGCTGCCGTTGCTACAATGTGCCAAGACAAGCGTGTTTGGGATGCTATGATGGCTGCAGGAACACCTTGCCCATACGAAGGCAAGATTGGTGAACAGGCCAAGGCTGCATGGGAAGCAAACCCAACCAAGGTACCACCTGAACCAGAAAAGGAAGTGAAAGATGACACTTATCAGAAAGTTGGCTTTGGTGCTCTTATTGGCATCTTGGTTAACAAGTGGTTCAACTAACAGCCAAGAACTAGTACCTGGTCAAGTTTATAACACACAAAACTTGACCAATAACTCTACTTCTGCCAGTTCTACTACTGGAACTTGGCAGAACGTTGGTTTGTGGAATCAGGGATTGCCATGCTGGGCACCAGGCGGGCCCACCTATTGCGGACCAAAACCTTATTTCAATAACGGTAGTGTGAACTTTTCCTATGGCACCACTGACTTGAATCAAGTAGTGAACATTGCTGCGGCATTGCCTACCAGCAGCACTGGATTGAGAGTTAATGGTTTCAATTTTGGATTCACTGCTAAAAACGGCAATGGCTGGGACGATGGTCGCCAAGACTATCTTGCAGCCTATGTTAAATTCCGTGACACTAGTGGGGCTGTGGTTGCCAATTACGACTACTCCGGCAGTACCAATCGCCAATACAACTGGACCACATTTAATTTTAGTGAGACATTTACTACACCTTATGCTGCCAAAGATTTGAGCACAGCGCAATACGGGTTTGTTGGAAGAGACAACAACTTCTGGGCCGGACCATACGGACCTGAAATCCAAGGAATAAATTTCAGTTTGAAATATTCAGTAGACCCTTGTGTGAAAGATCCGCTGTCAAGCCCAACCTGTTCAGGCTTCTTGGACGCATTGAGTAAAACAACTGGTGCAACCTCCACTTCGGCAACAACTACCACAGCTTCGCCTGCCACAGTGGCAGCAACTACAACAACTGAAACACCAGTTACAACAACTACCACAACAGTATCTGGACCACCACCTTCTGCGGTTTCTGCTGATTTGTTGTCTAAGATTGTGGAAAGCAATCGAACTGCTAATGCAGCCTCTGCGGCCAGCATTACAGCCGCCACAAATCTAAATGACAAATCTTCTGTGGCAGCATTTGCGCTGTCAGTGATTGCAAAAAATGCAGCCAATGACCGAGCAATACAAGAAAAAGCAGTAGGAGATGCAATAGCTTCTGCCAATGCGGCTGCAACAGCAGCAGTTGAGCAGGCACAAGCAATTGCATTGACTCAAAGTCTAGCCAGTGCAAACACTGCCAATAGACTTGCTGGAGCTGCGGTTGCAAGCAGTGGTCCAGCGCCTGGCGTTAATACTGCTGCATCAGTTCCAGCAGCTGGAGTCAATAATGCGGTGACAGGTCCAGCACCTGGTGCTACTATTGCAAATAATGCCACTGTGGTGACCAATAACACAGGTGCAATACAAACTGGCAACAACAATAATATCACAGCACAGAACAGTTTACCATTGCTAGCCCCAGCACCTGCACCGGTTGTGGAAAACACTGCACCAACGCAATCAACTGCGCCAGTAGTTCAAACAGCAGTGGTGCAAAATAACAATGTTTCCTTGCCAAGTACTACGCCAGTTGTAGCCAGTTTTGAGCTGTTACCGCCATCGATCTCAACTGCAACACAACCTGTGACATCAAACCCTGCACAAGGATTAAACGTAGCAATAACATCTACACCATTTACGCCTGCACCAGTTTTTGTTTCACCGGCGCCAGTTTTTGTTTCACCAGCGCCAGTAATTGAATTGCCAAAATTCAAAGAAGTCGAAAGCAGTCGTAACATAGACATGAGCTCACCCACTGACTTTGTTGCTGGATATGTAAACACCAAACACAACCTAAATGACATGCAAGCCACAACAAACGCACCAGCAGTGAACAGCAAAGCACAAGACAATGATGCTGCCGGTGGCGTTACTATTGCAGCCATTGCAAAAATGCCACCAGGATACGATCTATATACGTCACTGTCAATTAGAGATGCAAACTTCTACAAGCCAGAAGAGTTGTATCGTGGACAAAAGACTGTGGACAATGTTAGATTACTAAGAGGTTTGACTGGAGCTAGTGATAGAGTCCATCAAGAAATGGTTGATAGCCAATATAACAAATAATAAAAGGAGCCAGAAATGGGAGAGGAAATCAAAGACTTAAACAAGGAAGTCGACAAATTAGAAGAAGCAGCCAAAAAGTACGCTAGCAAGGACACAGTGATCAGCATTGGTGGGTATGAATTCACGCCGGCCAAGCTCATGGTAGCATTTACGTTAGCCAGTTCACTGCTAGGCGGTTTGTATGGTGCGTTTGAAGTGTACAAAGACTACATAGGCATGAAGAAAAAGATTGCTGAATACACAGCACCAGACCTGTCAGGATTTGACAAACGTCTGGCCGTGATTGAAGAAAACAGTCAAAAAGCGTCGGACTACACTCGTGATATCAAAACTGATTTGAAGAGTGACATTCGCCGCAATGAGTCAGTCACAGAACAAGTGGAACGCAGTGTCAAACAAGCACAGCGCGAAACTGAACAAGAGATGCGTCAAGCACGCAAAGATGTGCGTGAAGACCTGGACAAGGCACGCAATGAAGTCAATGCTATCCGCAAGGAAATGGCAGAAGCACGTAGAGAAATTTCACGTGAAGTTGAGCAACTCAAACGTGAAGTAGATGGCAAGATTCAAAAGGCCATCGACAATCCCTTGGCTAACAAATAATGTATACCACTTACTTCTTAATAGGGTTTGTTACATCGTTTGGATGGTGGTCAGCAGGCAAAGTACAAAAGTCAGTTGACAACACTGTTGTTGAAATAAGGGTTGAAACCAAGACAGTTGCACCTGCCAAACCAACGACCGATGCAAAGTAAAATGCCATGGTCGATCCTATTTCCATTGGCGCAGCGTATCTAGTTGCCAAAACAGCAGTAGGTGGAATCAAGGAAGCTATTAGGCTTGGAAAAGACGCTGGTGAAATAGCCGGCGAAATTTCCAAGTTTTTTCATTCTGCAGTCACAGTAGAAAAGGCTGCTAAAAAAATTGACGCTGACCGCGTGGTCAAGATGAAGCAGGATGTCAAGAAAGGCGACCTCAAAGGCTATTACGAACTCACAGCCGAAGCTATGGACATTGCCATCAAGGCCGAAGAAGTCAAACGATTTGAAGAAGAAATCAAAGATACGCTAATATGGTCCGGACGTGGACACATTTACTATACCATGGTAAGTGAACGCAATAGAATGGAAGCTGAACAGGCCCGAGCCATTGCTCTTGAAGAACTAGAGCAAGCTAGAATAGAACAAGAAAAGCAACATCAAAAAGAAATGACACGAGACTTGATGTGGTGCGCGGCTGCTATAACACTAACCGGCTTGTTTCTCTGGTGGGTGGTTGATTTTATGATAACCAAAAAAATGGGAGTTGTTTGACAACCCCCATTGCGTAGATTACTCTTTGGCTTTTTTAGCACGAGGCTTAGCCGGAGCTTTCATAGCTGCTGGCTTTTTTGCGGCTGCTTTTTTAGCTGCTGGCTTTTTAGCAGGTGTTTTTGTTTCTGTCTTGGCTTCTACTACCGGAGCAGGATTGGCAGGATGCTTGTTCCACTCTTCTGCAGTCAAACTGTGTAGTCCCACACAATAACCAGACGGGCTACGACCGCAGCCGCACTTGGTTGGTTCTACCTTTGTGGTAGGTGCTTCGGCAGCAGGTGTTTCTACTTTGTAAGGCGCAACAGAGTCATTCTGGGCCGGGTGACCTTTTCGGTTTAATATAAAATCAAATAATGTTTTGAACATTTGGTTCTCCTCGGGGGTATTTATTAGTGACCATTCACTACAAAAAACTTATTGCACTGCACAAAAAAATCATATATAATAGTACATAGGACGCTGAATAGGTCGGGTCCTATAGTAGACTTGCTTACTTAAGGAGAAAATTATGTTTACACTAGACGCAACCATCGACGCCGTACAAAACGGTAAAAAACAATTCGTTAACACTTTCGTTCCAAACGAAAGCGTAAAAGAAACACTGAATAATTTCATTGACGCCCAAGCCGAATACACCAAGGCTGCGGTCAAAGTCGGACAAGACACAGCTACCAAGTTGGCTAGCGAAATGACCAAGGCCATTGGCGAAGCTGCCAAGTTTGACTACACCAAGTTTGGCGAAGGCGTAATGAAGGCCTATGACAACTTGGCCAAAGCCACTAAAAAGTAATACCTAAGTATTATCCGTACAAGCCCCTGTTTTAGGGGCTTTTTTTTGGTTGACCAGTAATTCCCGTTTTGTTATAATTTGAACATGGAAACACTAGCAAAACAAATTTTTCAAGAGAATCCCATCATTGCATCCGAGAGCATGTTGCTGAGTCTGGGGTTTGAACGTATGCGAAAAGAACAAGGATCCAAGGCTGCTCGTTATTACTTTTGGTATGACGAGGACTTCCCTGCAGACTATGTCAGTGAGTACTTTTGGCTGCAACGTCAGGTTCGAATCGGGGTTGACCAATAATTCCCATTTTGCTATAATTACACTACTATGAAGCCCATACAGTTTACACTGCCGCCTGTTAAGGAACGTCGACACCGTGCTCTATTCGATCGCGACTTGCCGTTCCGCGGACGTGTGGAAAAAAGCAAAACTGAGTATCAACGCAAACCCAAACATCGAGGCCGAGATGATAACCTTCACTCCTGAACAAGAACAGTTCATGCAACTAACCCAAACTCGTTCGTACTATCAAGGTATGCGCGAAGGTGTTGAGTTATATGCACACTGGCGGGACGGTGTACAGTATGTGGGTACCACTGGCCGCACTCTCAAGCAAGCTCTTGCTGATATCAACAGTGAAGAAGCACAGAGCATGGCTCGTTGCGATCGATTGAAGGTGATATGAGCAACTCTAAACGCAGAAGCCACTCTAAGCGCAAAACCACGCGAGTACGAGTTGCCCAGGCTGAGTCCGTCGATTGGTGGACCGAGCCCAACATTGAATTCAAAAAGCACGAGCTCATTCCACGGACCAAAGATGTTTTTGGTGAGCCCGGAATCCAAGCAGGCCGTCGTTGGTTCTACAAAACCAATCGTGAATATTTCTACAATCGAACGCCAACACTCAACGGTGGCTGGGTGAGCGTTTCCAGAACGCGAATGTTTCTTGACTTCTATTTCAAACGTCCAGAGGATGCCACATGGTTTCAACTAAAGTGTATGGGCTGATTGCAGCCTTGGTGTTGACCACAGCTGGTTGCACTACCAATCGTGCTCCGCCTGTTGATGTGAGACTCGTCCCTAATGATTGTGTTAACCGCCAACTGATAATAAACTATCTCAGTGAGCAAGCCGCACTGCCCCGCGGAACCCTTGAAAGCCAACAAGACTATGAACGTACTCGCGCAGAAATTCGTCAACGTATTTGGACCATGCGTTATTATTGCCAGCCTGTGTAGTGGTTGTGCAACAGGAACACCCAGCCGCGTGGCCATTGATCCCTATGACTTGAATTACTTTCAACCTGATTGCAGTCAAAAGGCACAGCAAATTGCATTTTTACAAAGTCTCCGCCGCAGTCCTGAAGATCGAGCATTCACGCTCAGTGGCTGGTTTGGTGTGGACGATCAAGTAAACTGGACCATTAACTCTCACATACTGTATCTCAAACAATACTGCTAATGAAAAAATTATTGTTATTGATTGCCTTGCCTGCTGTGGTTTCAGCGCAACAATGCGTGTTGCAAGACCGTACAGTGACTCGAGGTACTGTAGTCATCCAAGAGCGCAGTGAAATGCGAGCCGAAGTGGTACCAGCGTTTAACGGTGGCCGCAAGTGTATGGCCAGCTTTCGAGTACGAATTGGTGGCGAATGGCACAGCGCATTTGGTGAATACGAATGGCCTGGCGACCGACCCAGAGAAGAAGCCTGTGCTGTGGCTGTGAAACGTGCTGAAGATTCTGTGCGCGAGCGTGTGAGCCGGACTCAAGTTGTGACAGAAAAGACGTTGATTTGTTCAGACAATCCGGACCACCAAACCTTGCGGTCCATGAATCCTGGAACTATTGGCAAACTCAGCCAGTTCCGACCCCATCCTGATTTACCTCGTGAGTTTTGGCATAACGGTGCCCCATGCAGGTTCTTTTTGGATAGCACCTATACCGGATCCGATGTAAGGACTTGGCAAGGTGTGATTTGTAAGCTACAAGACTCAAATTGGGTAGTGGTTGACAAATTTTAATTTTGGTGCTATACTACATTATCCTCAACTAACCTGAAAGGTTTGAAATGAAAGTTTATCGTTTGTTACTTGTTGCAGTCACTGCCAATTTGGTTGCCTGCGCCAGCGCCCAAAAAGCTGAAACTGTGGTTGCTCCGCAACCGGTTGCATCGGCACCGGCACCGGCACCGGCGGCGGCTGCTCCTGCTCCGCATCCTTATGCATTGCCCCCACAGGCCATGCGTACTGTGACCCCTGCTCCGGCGTGGTTCATTCAACTGCCTGAGAGTACTGCCGAAATGGTGTTTGCCGCGGCAACTGCTACCAGCGTAGACGAGCAAATGGCTTACAGCAAGGCTCGCATGTTTGCAGAACAAAAGCTGGTTGAACAAACTCGATCAGTGATTCGCACTCAGACCAAGAGCTACCGCAACGACACAGGTGCCGCCATGGTAGAGAGTTTTGAAACTGTGGTTCGCAAAAACGCCAATGGTGAGCTGATTGGTGCCCAGCGTGTGGACAGCCAAGTCACGTTTGACGGACGTCAGTACAAGGTCTACGTGTTGTTGCGTTTGCCACTAGGCGATGCTAACGTACTGGCCAAAGAACGCGAATCTGCAAAACTGCGTCGAGAAGCTGAACTACGAAGTGGCCGTGCCCAGCAAGATCTTGACCGAGCAGTGGATGCTGAAAAGCAAGAGCAAGAAAAAGCTGACCAAAATCTACGCAAAGAAGTTGGTCCTCGAGCCGAAAGTGCCGTGCCCACTGTGTCTGTGCCAGTTTCGCAAGGTGAGCTCAAGCTTTTGGATGTAGAAAACGCTGAATACAAAGCTCGTCGGGCAGAAGCACTGGAAAAGCCCGGGGCAGTGATAGGACAAACTACCCTACGATAAACGGCTTATAAATAAAAGCGGCTCCCGGGCCGCTTTTATTTTTGGCAAATCATGGCAAACGACATCGACACATCAGATAAATCCCCAGGACAACTGCTACAAGAAAACGGAATGTATGTTTTCATGGGCGAAGTTGACCATGACAATATCAAGCCGATCATAGAGTGGATCTTGCACGAAAACTACGTGGTCAAGAAAAAGAAAAAAGAACTGCTGTTGATGATTTGCAGTGATGGTGGCAGTGTGGAAAGTGCGTTTGCTCTAATCGACGTGATGCGTAGCAGTAACATACATATCAAAACAGTGGGACTGGGGCAGATAGCAAGTGCAGGACTTCTGATATTCTTAGCAGGGTCTCCGGGACGCAGAGTGCTCACTCCCAACACATCAATATTGAGCCATCAGTTCAGTTGGGGCTCAGATGGCAAGGCACATGAACTGTTTGCCACAATCAAAGAGTTTGAGCTTACTCACAAACGCATGGTCCAACACTATCGAGACACCACAGGCTTGGATGACGAGGAAATTAAAAAGACCTTGCTTCCCCCGCATGATGTGTGGCTCACAGCAGAAGAAGCGTTGGAATACAATATCTGCGACGCAATTTCAGAAATTCAACGCTGACGACGTTCTCTACCCAGTGTACCAGCATCGGTTTTAGGGCCGGCTGCGGAACGTGCAGTTTTTACTCCTGGACCTGTGAGTCTAGTAGGCTCTTCAGGTGCAACGCCGCCAGCACTGGCTTTTAAGTTTGGTCGGCGATCCATGGCTCGTTCCAGTGACTGTGCGCTGACAGGATCGTCCCACTTGGCTCTGCGATACTCAGTCAGTTTTTCCAGCAACGGTTCTTTTTCAATATAGTTACGAACATACAAACCACTGGGGCGATTTTCAATCTTCATTCTGACTGTGAGCAATTTGTTTTTGGGATTGCCACGCTCGTGAATCACAACTTCGGGCCAAGTTTTGCTGTCATTGTAGGTAGCACCCAAATCAACTGTTTGAAGTTTTCTCACCAGGTTGTTGAATCTCAAGACCTTGAACCCACCTTTGTCAAAGTCCACTAGTTCGACCTTGGGGTCTCCCAGTGTAGCAAAGTGTGTGATTCCTCTAGCAATGCTGTCAATCATGCCAGCTTCTTCTTTGGCGCTGGCATTTTTTAATTCTGTATCAATTTTCTTGGCTGCGTATTCGTACACTTTCTTGAATGCTTCTCTTGGATCTTTTTTCACTGCGGATTCAAAGTCTTTGAGTGCAGGCGCAACATCAACGTCAAAGTAGTTCCACAAGGACTGTTGAGTTTCTTCTGTGTCGCCACCAACTTGACCAAATTGTCCAATACCGCCAACCTTCAAACTGGTGTTGAGTCTCAGTTTGCGAGGCTGACCATTTTCGTCGGTAACATAGACCCATACATCAGTCTTTTGTGTTTTTTCGCCAGTGACGCCGTCGGCCATGACAACAATTTTATCAGCGCGGCCGTTGATGTAAAAATAACGACTGTAACGTTCTGCGTCAGCAGTGTTGACATAAGCGGCTGCACTGGCAAACTCGTTGGCCAACAGTGGGCGCTTTGCAGGATCCATCAAGTCTTCGTATGGGCCTGTCTTGAGTCGCAACACAAAAGACACAACGTCGGCGTTTTTGTTATCGTAATCTTCTACTTCAACTTCGTACTGATCTTCGCCAGTTTGTTTTAGGCTGTTCAGTACTTGGTTGATATCCTCGGGTGTTACTGTGCCAATTTCTTCATTGGGTTCACGTTTGGTAAACTTGGCAAACATGGCAGCACCAAGAATGCCTTCTGAAGTTTCTCCACGATTGGCAATTTTTCCTTGTGATGCGTCGGCACCAGCTCCTGTGTATGAGTTAAACATGGGCCCAATTGTGCTGGCGCTGCCTGTGATCAAAACATACTCGCCAGCATTGTTGGCAAACAAGTATCCGTCTGGTCCCGAACTCACAGCAATGGTTGGGAGATTCAACAGGTCCTCATCCCCAAGTTCGCTGGTATCTTGCATGGTCAATGGCGGAGCAGGGTCAAAACCGTGCTGTTGCATCAGTGCCATGAGTTTTTGGCCAGATTGACTGCCACTGACAGAAAATTGGGTACCAGGTCCATATTTGGATTTGGAAATGGTTACTTCGTTGATTACAGAATCGAGTTTATCGAGCAGGTCTCTCATTGCTTTTTCCAGGGTTTAATGTTATACTTATGCTTTCAACAAGGAGAGCACATGCCAAATTTAGTCCCAATGGTCCTGGAAAACACTTCAAAGGGCGAACGCAGTTACGATATTTACAGCAGATTGTTACGCGATCGAATTGTGATTTTGGACGGTGAAGTCAACAGCCACAGTTCCAGCTTGATCACTGCTCAATTGCTGTTCTTGGAAAGTGACAACCCGGACAAAGCCATTTCGTTTTACATCAATTCACCTGGGGGCAGTGTAACAGCAGGCATGGCCATACTGGACACTATGAATTTCATCAAGCCTGATATTCATACCATTGTGATGGGACAGGCTGCAAGCATGGGCAGTTTGTTGGCCAATGCAGGCACCAAGGGACATCGTTATATTCTGCCCAATGCACGACACATGATCCACCAACCCTTGGGCGGTGCGTCAGGTCAGGCCACAGACGTTGAAATTCAAGCTAGAGAACTGTTGCGTTGGAAAAAGGTGTTGACCGATATCTACGTACAAAATACTGGCCGAGATTATGAAACACTACGCCAAGATATGGAACGTGATTTCTTCATGACAGCTGAAGAAGCTGTGGCATATGGTCTTGCTGACCGAGTGATTACCCGTCGAGAAGTTTAATACCAGGTGCTGTTTCTGGTTTTGCGATGGTATTCGTTCATGAACTCAGCCCATGCAACGATACCCTCGTGTAAACTTCTCAGTGATTTTCTAAGCCAGCTCATAGCCAAGAACTCACTTGACGTTGTTCAAACTCTCGCATGAACAGTTCTACATCGGCAGCACTTTGCGGATAGCGGTTGCTGATGTAATTTTCCATTTGGGTTTGGTAGTTGGACTTGGAAAACAAATCCACGATTCTTTCTATTAAAGCAATAAACGACATGATGTGTCTCCTTCTCAGTATTTACCATGAGAAGATGTTGCACTGCACAAAAACTCATGGTTTCTACTGAGATTTTTTAGTTAGTGCTCACTAAATTTACCCAAGGTCAAAAAGTAGTACTTTTGTAGTATTACATTTTTGGTTGACCGATATTTCCCGTTTTGCTATAATATACACATAGACACACAAAAGGAGCCCCAAATGAGTTACGTAGTTGTCGCAAAAGGTACTGGTCTTATTGTTACTGACGGTCCCAACAAGACCCGTGCCTACAAGACTTGGGCCGCCGCCCAAGCAACTCGCAGTCGTTTGATCAACAAAGCGGGCTGGACCATTGATCAACTGATGATCATGGACTATGCTTCCTACCGTGCGCCCAAAATCACTGTGAAGTCGTTGATGACAGGTGCGGCAGTGGAAATTGACGCAGATACGCCGTGGTGTTGCCGCCCGGATTCCGAAGCTTATTGGAGCATGTAATACTCAAGTATTACAAAATTCGGTTGACCCGAAATTCCCAATTTGCTATAATAGAAACATAGCGCAACAAAACAGGAGCGGAAGATGGCGTACATGAGTCAAGAGCACAAAGCAAAGCTGGCACCCACTATCAAGGCAATTTGCAAAAAGTATGGCATCAAGGCCACACTGAGTGTTCGCAATCACAGCTCGCTGGTGCTCACAGTCAAGCAAGGCTCAATCGACTTTGGCGGCGATCGTATCCAAGTCAATCCCTACTGGTATCACGAACACTTTGAAGGTCGTGCTAAAGAGTTCCTGAGCGAAGTGATTCCAGCCATGTACGGTCCGGACTACTTTGATCATTCGGACGCCCAAACTGACTACTTCCATTGCTCGCACTACATCGACGTCAATATTGGCAAGTGGAATGCTCCTTACGCCCTGGAAAAGTAATATGAACAAGCGAGCACGCCGACAACTCATAATGGCCAAACGCTATGCCAAAGTGGATCAGCGCAAGCAACAGTCCCGCCAGGCCAAAGAGGATAACAAACGGTTTGAAGCAGAGATGGATTTTATTATGTTTCAAAATCATCCCATGGCCAAGATTGCCCGAGAGCTGATTGGCAAGTGGAATCGTGGTCATCGCGGCCATATTGAAAAGTGGCAAGAGGAAAATCCTGAGTTGTCGGCCCAAATGAAAGCCTACGTAGAGCAAGCACAAAAAGACTTTCGAGAATCAAGAAAATGAACGAGCGAATTAAACAACTTGCTGAACAGGCTGCGATAAGTTGTGGTTATTTTATCGGACCCAGGTTATACATGACACACGAAGAAGAAATGGAAAAGTTTGCCGAGTTGATTGTTCGGGAATGTGTGGAGACACTGGGAACATATGAAAATACATGGACTCATGAAGAACAAATGACTCTATTGAAGAAACATTTCGGAGTTGAATCGTGACAAAATTTGAATATTCAAAAGATGGATTATGGTATACCAAAAGTCATAAAGGTGAGCAAGTAAACCATTTGTTCAGGCTTGGCACAACTACACTTGACGGCATGAAGATTTATGAAATCATTATTGGTAAATTCAGATTGGCTTGGAGTTGAATTGTGAAATCAGTGGCACTATTTTTTGTCTATGCCATGGCACTATTCAACTGCTATGTTTGGATAATCAATCCTGAATTCTTCTACGCCATGCTGTGGAAGTTGGACATTTTTCTAACGCTGTTATTTGCTCCGTTGATTTGGAGTTTGCGGGAACCAAAGGCACTGACATGACAATGATACCGCATACACCAACTGAGCGACTTATTCTGCTTGAAGAGATTGAACGAGGCGACAAAATTGTAATTCCAACAAGTATTGAACATGCCAAGTTTATGATCCAAGTAGCACAATTTTACATTGACCAACAACACGAAGCCACATTCAAGGCACTAGCAAAGGACTATACAAAATGATGAAACTTTCAACTGGACAAGACAGCACACTTGCCTCTTACCTCCAATTGTGCCTTGCAATTTTTGGCACAGGCAGCCCGCAGGTAAAGTTTATCATGAGCAAGATTGCTGAAAGCCCCAACGGTGCCCACGAAGAAGTCATTGCGGCAGAAAGCCAAATGATGTACTTGCTGGTCAACTTGCCCCCAGAAGGACAAGAAGAAATGAAAGGTTTACTAGCATGACTGGATACTCAACATACACTCGCTGGCAACGTATTGAAGAATGGGCCAAGAAACTAGGATTTCGACTGGCCGACCCCAAGCATGGCTGGACCGGTGTCGGCGATACTGATACAGTGGCACTATACCCCGATGGCGAAGCACTGCCCATCTATGCCCGCGATACTGACATCTTCACAGGCACCTTCAGCCAAGTGGAAACCTTTCTCACAGGTTGGGTTCGGTACCAGCAATACGCGGCTATCTTGGGTGCCGCAGATGACAAGCGAGTCAAGCGGTACGAGGACAAAGAACGTGCTCGTCAAGTAGAACAACGCAAGCGGGAAGAGCAGAAACAGATGATGGAAGTGCTACGAGCTTCAGATGCTGAAAATTCCAGCAAGAAAAAGTAGTACTTGAGTATTACCTTTTTACACATAGGTTAGTACCCACTAACCTATTGTTTTGGTTGACCAATATTTGCCGTTTTGCTATAATATACACATAGACAGCAAAAAGGACGCAACATGTGGAACTTGGAAGGCAAGCGAGTGGTTGGCAAATACATGGGCACATTCGTCGTGCAAGGTGTTGTTGAACTCAGTCGTGTGCAATACGGCGGTGAAGTGGCACACCACATTCAACTGGACCAGCCCATTGAGGTCTACGGTGCTATGCGTGAGCGTGTGATTCTCGAGCACAAATATGTTGAGCGTGTGATGGACGTTCGTAACCAAAGCATTGAGGTTGAATAATGCGAGAAGAAAAACTCTACACTGTGCGCTGGACGCAAGAATACACCCTGTGGCCCACTATGGACTTGACCGAGGCTCGTGCTGTGTTGGCAAGGATCATGGCGCTATGAAATACATTCATCACATCCATTGCTTTGTGCTAGGTGTGTTTGTTGGGGTCAACATTGTGTTTTTTATGGTGATCAAATGAAATGGTTTGCTGAAACAACTGAATGGTCGGATGCTACTATTCCCAACGGGGTGTATTTGTTGGACGACTCAAAGAGCAAGATGTATGCATTCCGTCCGTTTGGGGGCGCAGGCAAAGTCAAAGTGTTCAAGAATCCAATCAAACTTGACACCCGTGGCCGCAAGTTCAAGATCAATGATGTGCAATACAAGACGCAAGTGAATGAGGAAGTGCCAGAAGGCCGCGTGTGGACAGTGAAAGGATCAAAAGGCGATGAGTACCGAGTATCAGAACTCAATGGAGAATATTCATGCACCTGCTCAGGATTTAAGTTTCGAGCCAAATGTAAGCACACGGAAAGTATTCGTCAAACGGTTTGATGTAGATAGCGTGGGCATGTTTCGAGATGGCCGTTGGGCTGAAATGATTGACTGGTGCCAACACAATCTATACCATGGTGGCTACTATGAGCCTAACTGGTATGCTGACTACCCTACGTTCTACTTCTACGACGAGAAGGAATACACTGCATTTTTGTTGAGGTGGTCATAATGGAAGCATTGGAACGCTACGAAATCGAGCAACGTCGCCCACTGATGGACTGTGTCACGTATAGTGACAAGTCGTGGACTACGGTGGAACTCCAGGACTGTCATTCTGGTGCATGGCAGTGGGGAGAAGGTGAGTATTACAACTGGTGTGATGCTAACTGTACCGACAAATACAACATCGTAAAATACAAACATCAAACTATCGTTGGGCGTTTCAAGAGTGCCGCAGATGCTACTGCGTTTGTGTTGAGGTGGTCATGATCAAAGATATGGTACTTCACCATGATTGGACTGTGGTTGAGTTTGACGTGCCCAAATGGGTCATGGACAGAGTGGCCAAGGAACGCGAGATTCGCACTTGGTGCGACACACATTTCCCCCATGGTCGTTGGCAAGTGTTTTCCAATAGGGCGTATTTCCAAAAAGCCAGTGACGCTGTATTTTTCAAAATGGTGTGGTCGTGAAAATAGAAAAGACTGGATACGCCGGGTGGAACAACTATCCTGTTTATCGTGTGAGAAGTTTTCAGGATTGGGAAGAACTCACTAGATGGATGCGAGCCAATGGTGTAGAACATTTCTTGTTGAGCAGTAGTAGTAGCATGGGATATACTTTTCAAGTAACACATAACCATGAGTGGTTTGCGTTGAGGTGGGCATGAAAATCAAAGTAAAAGATCTCTACTTCAAATTATCACAGCAATACCCCTACAATTACAGAGTGGAGGTCAGTGCCGATGCTCTTGCGGCTGACAAAGTAAGTGCGTGGTTGAAAGAAAATTCAATTCCGCATACACAAACCGGTTGGGGTGTGTATTATATGAACAAGCCCGGTGTTGAGTGGTTGTTGATGAGGTGGTCATGAGTCACGGACCTTTGACGCCAGTGGAGAGAATTTTGGCAACTATTCGTCGCAAACATACCAAAGGTGAGTGGCGGTTTGATTACAATCCCGACAAAGAACGCTGGGAAACTTATCGCACGCCAATAGACTGGCCGTTTGGTTTGTATGGCTGGCTGTGGGAGCTTGGTAATCCACTCAGTGATCTAGCAGGCAATGAATCTAGTGGCTGGGACTATCATGGTGGCCATATTTACTTCTACGATGAGAAGTTGGTCACTGCGTTTATGTTGAGGTGGTCATGAAATTTACACCTGTTGACTTGCCAATTCAGTATGGCAAAATAGAAGCAGTAAAATGGCTAAGAGAAACCATTGGTTATTCCAGGCTGGACGCGATGGCACGGTGGGACCAACTGATTTGGTATCACGATTGGGTGTCCAGTAAAGAATGTTTTAGATTCTACTTTCGTAATCCCGAACACGCAACACTATTCGCATTGAGGTGGCTATAATGACTGAAGTGTATCTTATAATCGACGGCCAAAAGGTTCGTGTGCCTACTCGCCCCTATGAGGCTTCGGACTTGGGTTGGCACAGAGGTGCAGATTATGGGTCTGCATTAAACTGGAAAGAACACGATTTTGTATCGATACGGGAGTGGTGTGAGGCAACATTTGATCCGCATGTTTACAAAATGTTTATGCGAAGCGTTTGGTTCTTATATGAGCACGATGCTGTGCTGTGTAGGTTGAAGTGGTCATGACCAAAATACCTGTAAAATTCGATGACAGATTCAGCCGACACGAAGTATTTTACTGGGCCATTGCGGCGTTTGGCGCACCAGAAAGATGGCGCTCAAATGAGCGTTGGTCGTGGGACACCATCGATACTTTTTATTTCCGTGATCAAGAGGATGCTATTTACTTTGCATTGAGGTGGCGATGAATTCAGCACAAAGACGTCGAGCACGACGTGAATTTCCGCATGTGGTGTTGTTGAACCCAGCAGAATCAGAACGGTACTTTCAGCATGACAACCGAGTAATCAAAGCCCGTGGGTGGTGTCGGCGTCAATTTGTCGAAGGTACCTGGACCAGCAAAGAACTTTGGGACCACGCAGAGTTTAAGTTTAGTAAACAAAAGGATGCAGTGTATTTTGCACTCAAATGGTCATGAAGGTTTATCAAGTTGTGGGCTACCCACGCAATCATTATTTTGTTAAAACTTTTTCAGAGTTATTGGAAATTATGAGTTGGATGCAAAAGAACAATGTAGGTCATTTGCACGAATCCAGCGGCCTACACGGATATGGATTTAGCGTTCGTAAGAACATCGAGTGGTTTGCATTGAAGTGGTTGACATGACGCACATCAAAACTTGGCGTTTAACTTGGAGTTACGATAGCTTGCCCGGTGCCCACGACATCGAGTACGCAGAAAGTCTTGGCTGCACGGTTGTGGTCCACGACAACATAAAGACGGCAGAAATTACAGGTCCAGATGGCAGAGCCTATTATTATGCCCGGCCCAGTTTCTACGGATTGGAATTTATTACTACAACCGATAGACAAGAAATGGCTTTGCTGTTAAAATATGGAGACTTACTAGAGCTTCGGCGCACCAAAGCAATATGATGATGACTAATGTTCAGAATTGGATTCGTAGTAAGCGACCGCATGTTCGTGATATGGTCTATGGCGATAAACTTTTTTACTTTGCACCATACGAAGAGCCCGGTTGGCTTAGAGATGATGGGTACCGATGGTATCGCATAAGTTGCAGTTATTGGTTCGCGGACTGGATCGAAGCAAACGGAATCAAAAATGTGCAGTGGGAAGCTTACGGTGAACGGCATCGTGCCATTTACATGGTGCGTGATGACTTGTTTGCGTTTATAAAGTTGAAGTGGCTGTGAAAACGTGTTGCACAAATGAGTTATTTGAAGCATGAGGTGAAAATTCACAAAGACCAATATTGGGACGCCACTCACTGGTGTTTTGACCAGTTTGGTAGCAGATGGAGTCCGGTCAGCAACAGATCGGGTGCGTGGGCAGTATTTTGGTGTGGTACTGATCAGCGAAACCTATATAGGTTTTCTTTTGCTCAGGAGCAGGACATGGTTTGGTTTGCATTGAGGTTTGCATGAAAGTCAATCTATTTAATCATTGGTTCAAATATAAAGTCCCTGTTGATACGCATATTGATAGGGTTAAGGATGCTGTATTAAAAGATAAACAACATTACTTGCGTTTTTGGGGCTGGCTCAATGATGTACATGATGTGGGGCAATACTACAAAGTCAGTGAAGGTCGCAACTACATGGTATTTCACAATCGAGCTCACTATATGATGTTTCTGTTAAAATTATGATACTTCGAGACATAGACAAACTTTGGTATACCTTGCCGGACAAGATGGAGAACTTCACCGGTCAGCGAGTAGACGACGATCCGGAGTGTCGCCGTTTTATTCGCAAAAACTTCAGTCATTGGCAATTCAGCGGTCTGGACAAGTTTGACGAAATTTTGATTTGGTGCGAACAACACCTGGGCAATAATTTTATTTGGGACTGGGAAACCATTTATTTCAAGACTGAGCAAGACCGGGCGTTCTTTTTGTTGAGGTGGGCATGAAATACTGGAACAAAGATAAAAACACTAGACAGAAACATTGGTTTCGTGTTGAGCTGCCCAACAAAGGGTGGAACTACGCTCAATCCAAGCGTGAGTTACAACTGCAAGACAGCCCGGGTAAGTTTTATCTCTACTACGGTAGCAATAGTATTTGGTTTGAGCGCGAGCAGGATGCTATGTGGTTTAGGTTGAAATGTGTATGAGAGTAGATATTGAACCGCAGTGGAAGCGACTGGCCAACTGGTATTGGGACAATGCTGGCGGCTACGAAGGTGTGGGCATGAGCATTTGGGCAATGCTGGAGCGTGACTACGGTGCTATCAAAGTTTACCATGGTGTCCGCGGCGGCAAACTCGGAGCAAAGCACCAGTCCTTGGTGGAATTTCCTGACGAAAAAACTTATACAATGTTCTTATTGAGGTTTGGATGATTAGAATAAAGATATTTGAAGAAGATCGCCATCCATTAGAAATCCCACAATGGTGGTATAACTTTTGTCCAGATAGTTTCGGCGAAGAAGAACTCAATCATGCTCTCATGGACTGGTCAGCAAACTTTTGGATAGCAAAACCCATAAATCCGTTAAACGGTTACGGGGACAGATATCTTGATTTTTACGATGAAAAAGCGTATACTTGGTTTATGCTGAGGTGGACATAGTGTTTATCCATACATACGAGCTGATGAAAGATGCAGATGGTTCCGGTGGCGGACCATGGCACGTTGCGGCATTTACTGCTCCAAGAAGCTATCGTGAGATTGTTGAGTGGTGCTTAAAAACATTTGGACCAGCAGGCTACCATGATACACCGCAGGCCAGATGGAAAAATGATATTTTCTACGGTGAAGTATATTTTAGTCGTCAAGAAGACCTTGAGTGGTTTGTATTGAGGTGGTCATGAAAACTATCCCACAGCATCCTTACCTACAAAATATTGTGGCAGAATACCGTCGTCAGCATGGAATGGGACCCACGCACTTATGGGATTCCAATCACTATGTCAAATGGCTAAAACAATTTGGATTTCGAGTTCCCATGGACTTTCACAAAATAGAATTTCCTGACGATTTTTCTGACCAAGATTTGCTGTTGTTTGTATTGAGGTGGCGGTAATGTACTATCTACCAATCAGCCCCTACCATAAACATTTATGTGACTATTGGGATGCTACTGGTCGTGGCCAAACACCTACTAGCAACTTTTGGGCTTGGGTCGAAAAAGAATACGGTGCTGAACTCACGCTATGGGAACGACCCGAGCGATGGCGATTTAAGGATGAACAAGATATGATTTGGTTTGCGTTGAGGTGGCGATGAAAATAAACTTCAAGAGTGTAGATGATGTAGCACATGATGTGTTGGTTGACCATTTTCGTGGCTTGCTAGAAATCGTGCCGGCATACGTTCCTGACGGGTTTGTCAATGAAGGGCGAAAACCGCCTGAAGGTTATGAGAGCTATGTTTGCGTGGATGTGTTAGGTGAAGAACTGTTGTGGATGAACGAACAGTTCCCCCAAGAACAATACACTTGGTATATTTGGTTTGAGTCAATATTTTTAGTTACTCCGGAAATGGCTTCGTACTTGAAGTTGAAGTGGTCATGAAACCCTGCGAACTACAAACCATGCTGGCACGAGCCATACGTGATTCGGTACAGGACAAGCCATGGACTCCTCCTCCAGAAGCACGAGTTATTACAGGCAATCCCAAACATGACGCACAACTGCACCATGTGCTGGTTGAATATGGCATAGAGGTAGAGTTGGGAAAATACCATGACCTTGTGGATTACCGTGTTGTCGATGAACAAAAGTTCATGATGTTTTTGTTGAAGTGGGCACGATGACCAAATTTCGAATCGATCATCGATACAACCATATTGGCGTCAACGTCTTTCTCTGTGCCAACGAGTTTGACCAAATATACAATTGGTGCTATAATAAACCCGAAGCATACGATTGTTATTCCACTGGATTCGTATATCGAACCAAAAATGATTTAACAATGTTTTTGTTGAGGTGGTCATGAAAGTAGTAGAAAGCTCAAGTTATTCTGGATGGAACGACTATCCTGTTTATAGAGTCAGATCGTTTCAAGATTGGCTTGACCTTATTGGGTGGATGAAAGAAAACCACGTAGAACATTTTTTACTGTCATCGGGTTATGGTGGATATGTATTTCAAGTTAAAACTAATGCCGAATGGTTTGCACTGAGGTGGTCATGAAAGTGCATGAAATGCAAGACGGGCAAGTGTTTGGACATCGCTATACTGTGATTCCCTGTGAGTTTTTTGACTACGATCGTCAAGCCGATTCGGATGAACTCTGGCGTAGTGAAGAACTCAAAGCCCTGAATCTATGGTGTTGGGAAGCGTTTGGCGAACAAGGTGAACCCTATGACTATATGGGTGCGCCTCACCGTTGGTATCAGCAAAAAGGACAGTTTTGGTTTCGTGATGCGGCAGATGTCGCTTGGTTTAAGTTGAAATGGGCATGAACTACAATCCTACTACAGCAGCCAGTGTAGCTGCCAATGGACAAAAGATATTACTTCCTATGATTAGGAAGGTTATGCCTACCATTATGGCACAGCAGATTGTGGGGGTGCAACCTATGACAAATAATCTAGGTATCTTTAATCGGTTACTCTACAAAAATTTCAATAAGAAATATTGGCCCTATCAATATTTTATCGATGATAAAACATATCGAATTAGCGATGTTGAGCGTTGGTGTTGGGATCAGTTCAAAGGTCGCTACTGGAACAATTACGGCAGGAACTTTGTATTCAAGCGTGAGAAGGATGCTGTGATGTTTGCCTTGAGGTGGCTATGATGGCAGTTACAATGATTGAACGCATGGTTGGGGACGGTAAGCCTTATAAGGTGCCAAAGTTACACAGGATCGTGTGGAAGACACGCACTTGGGCAGGTAGTCCATCATATTTGGATGAAAACTTCCTGGAAATGGACGCATGGTGTGAAAAAAACTGTCGGCATCCTTACTACCACGGCCCTGCTTGGCAACATGACTGTTTTATTGAGTTTGAATGTGATCAAGATGCCACAATGTTTGCCTTGAGGTGGCTATGAGTTATTTGTATACTACACCGGATGATGTTAAACCTGAATTTGGCGCGTGGACTAATCGCAAAGAATGGTGTGAAAAGAATTGCCAAGGAGCATGGAAATACATGCTCCAAGGTAAGTTTGTTTTCTATGACGAAAAAGATTATGTGTTGTTCATGTTGAGGTGGTCATGATTCATCCAAATGATCCGCTTGCTAAGGATCTTTTTGAAAAAGAACCTAACATTCTTATGTTGGCCAAGAGCTCGGTGGACGGTGAGCAGTGGTACACAATCAGTTGTTTGCGAGATGTGTCAATGTGGATACACAACGAGCACAGCGAACAAGAAAACAAGCTGTGGTTTGAAAATACTGACAGCCGTTGGCGGCGGAATTTCAACGTGTTTGATGTTCACGAAAAGTTTTACTCCATACTGGCACTGAGGTGGTTATGACTTACTGGAGCACACATCAATTTTTTCCTGTGGCAAAAACGTACAATTCATCATGGCTTTGTCAAGAAGCAGAGTTTTGCAAGCAATATTTTGGGGACAACGATCCTTACCAATTGCTACAGCACCGTGCTTGGTTTACTGGTCCTGACGGTGTTTGGATTCGACTTGACTGTGTGGACTCCACTATTGCCACGTGGTTTGCCCTAAAGCGATCATAACAAAGCCCCTTGCGGGGCTTTGATTTTTACGATTGGTCTACAAACTTTTTAAGTTCTTCGGCCTTGGCAATAATGTCAGTGCTGGACGGAAAGTCTGGCAGCGTTGGAAATGCAAGTGTTTCTCGATTGGCTTCGGTTATCTTGGAATGATATTCCTGTAATCGAGCATCGCGAGTTTGGTATATTGGCGTTACGAGAATTTCGTTGGCCATTTTGAGAAGTTCGAGACGGATCTCGTACGGTGTTTTGCTCATGTTTTTCTCCTGTGTAATGTGTGTGTAATATTGCCCTGCCCCTTGCAGGACAAGATTGCTACACGAGCATGTTTACTTATAGATGTAATTGATGGTGTCAGGATTTTCGCGCAGTTCGCGGGCACCATTCTTCAAGTGAAAGCGACGAGCCATCTCGGTCTTGGGACTTAGGGTCACGTAGGTCTGTATGCCCGGAAATTCGCTTTCGATGCTTCGCTGTGCTTCCACAATCAAATCACGTCCAGCACCAGCGGCGTAACTCCAAATGGTGTAAAATACCGCAGTTGTGGCACTGCCGACACCATCCACCAAGTCGTCCACTGACGCCGGAACAGCCTCCAAAAACTTAACACAGGTCACAGCACGTGGTTTATCCCCGTCTTGTAACATGTAAATTCTTGAGTTGGAATTGATTCTGCGTTCGGCAGGAATCTCGGGACGCACAGGGTCGTCCTTGAGCAGTCGAACAATTTCTTCGGTGATGGTGGTGATGGTTTGTAACATATCTACGCTCTTGTATGCTTGTAAACCTATTTATCAAATGTGCGTAGAAAACGAAAAATCAGCTCCAATTTTCTCGATAGCGTTGTAGTGCTCGCATTCGGGCTATGAACAAACGTGTCTTGACCAGATCAGACACATCGTCAGTCTCGGGCTCATGCACCACTCGAGGTCTGCTGACTGCACTGCATAGATACTCGTCGTCTGGTGCGTCCAAGGGATCAACATCCTGGAACCGGATGGCAGTGAGTCTATGTGGATTACTTCTCAGCAGTTTTGGCTTGCGTGGGATTCTTGGGGCGGCATGGGCCCACTCGCTTTTCGTCACAGTTGGAATCCAAGTATGAGAAGGTCTGTGGTAGCCATCTGGGCTGGAATTCAACGCCGGGTTTGCCAGGCTTGTGTTCGCTATCAAAAGCGTAGATATAATGGGAATTACAAAGCGGTTCATGATTGGCTAGTTTTAACATATACCTCAACCTCGTTGGGATAATATAATAACGCCTGGCTGTTTGGTTTGGTTGACAAGTTTTGGTAATTTTGCCATTCTGCTTGTTTTTATTTTGTGAGATCCGTACAATAGTGAAATGCTGAAGCAACAGCATCTTATATAGGAGATTATCAAATGCGTATCAATGAAAACACCAAGACCGCCCGTGTCCTTTCTGCTCTCCAAAGTGGTGAGCGTATCACTGCTAGCCAAGCCAAAAAGCGTTTTGGCGTAGGTAACTTGAGTGCCGAAGTTTCCAGAATCCGCCAAGCTGGTTTTGCGGTATATGCCAACAAGCGTACCGCCGGCAACCATGTTGAAGTGACCGAGTATCGTTTGGGAACCCCCAGCCGCAAGTTGATTGCTGCTGGTTACCTTGCTATGAGCTTGGGTTTGGTCAACTAAAAGGACCTGGTAGGACGTGGAAAAACCCGCCATTTAGGCGGGTTTTTCTTGACTATTTAATGGGTTTTGTTGTATAATACAGTATGGATTCAAACAAACAACCTGAAGTTTTTTGCAAAGATTGCCGCCACAATCGTGCAGGTCCCATAGCACGTTTTTTGAATTTTACTCCTTTATGGACCTGTGCTATTGACCCTAGACCTCCCAAAACTGATCTTGTTACAGGCGGGAAAGAACCAGCGGGCTTTTACTATTGTTCCAGCACAAGACTTGACTCCACAGTGTGTGGTCGAGAAGGTCATGCCTGGCAACCGCGAAACAAAAAAGACCTGTTCAAATACATCAAACACGTGAGGTAATATGTTACTCAAACTTCTTGAACGACTGGGCCGTAAGCGTATTGTTTATGATCGTGTGGACAATGAACCTTACTTGGAACGCTACTACCTGTTCCTTCGAGATCGAGACCGTTTCCCGTTTAACATTTTCCTGCACAAGTTTTTGAAGTCAGATACCGACGACTTGCATGATCATCCCTGGCCCTTTGCTACACTTATCCTTCGAGGTGGCTACTGGGAATGGCGCCCGCAGTTTAACTCAAAAGGCGAGAAGGTTGGTGAGATTGCCAAGTGGTGTGGTCCTGGCAGCTTTCGCATAGCAGGTGCAAAAAGCTATCACCGCATTGAAATCGACCCAACTGTAACTTGCTGGACCTTGTTCATGCCCGGACCCAAACAACGTGACTGGGGCTTCTTGGTCAAGAACCGTTGGGTGCAATGGGAACAGTATTTGAAAAATCGAAAGGCAACTGTATGAAATTTATCTGGCGTTATGTATGGAATAAACTAAGGGACATTGGCAACGAACCTGAGATGCCCAAATTGGCCACTGTGAGTAGAAGTTCGGGTTCCTTCGAAGGAGATGACCAAGGATTAAATATCACGGTGCGGCAGGCCCTGGGCGGCAAGATTGTGAGTTTCAGGCATCACGATGTCAAGACAGATCGTTACTTTTACAAGACCTATGTTGTACCCGAGGACTTGGATTTTGAGCGTGAACTGGGTAAAATGATCACTATGGAAAGCATGAGGATGTGATGGAATTTGACTTTTTGAGTTTTTTGATTGGTATTGTGGCAGGTCTATCCATGGCCTACTGCGTTGTGCATTGGGTAGGCCAGCGACTGATTCGCCAACTGGAAGCTGCTGTAGTGGAAGAAGAAGCCAAATCACAAATCCCACGCATCGAAATGAAAGTAGAACGGCACGGTGATGTGTGGTATGCATTTGACGCTACCAATGATGATTTTGTGTGCCAAGGCGTGGACTTGAAAGAACTCAAAGCAAATTTCATCAAGCGATTCCCGGGCCACGATGGCGCCATTGTAGATGCAGCCAAAGACCTGCAGGAAGAACTGGTCCGACAGAAAAAAGAACTGTCAAAAGCCAGTTGACCAATATAGGCTTTTGTGCTATAATTGCTGTATGAAAATATCTATTACCAGCGATAACCACTTGGAGTTCGCAGACCATGACTTTGAAAACACAGACAATGCTGAAGTGTTGATTCTGGGTGGCGATATTCTTGTGGTCAACGATTTGCGTGATCACGACGCTGCCAACGTCATGGGCGAAAACACCAAGAGCCAGCGGTGGCATGCGTTTATGCAACGCTGTGCCCAACGTTTCCCGCACGTGGTAATGATCATGGGCAACCACGAACACTATCATGGAAACTTTTCCAGTTCAGCTCGCAAGCTCAAAGCGGCCTTTGCATACCTGCCCAATGTGCATGTGCTGGACAATGAAACATGGACACACCAAGATGTCACGTTTGTTGGCGGCACCATGTGGACCAACATGAACAACAGTGATGCATTGACCTTGTATCACATGCAAACCATGATGAATGACTTCAGGGTTATTTGGTACGAAGGCAAGGGACGCAAGTTTCGCCCTGTGGATGCGTTTGAAGAACATGTTAAATTTCTGCGGTACGTTGACACAGTCACACAAGGTCGCGCTGATCAAAAGTTTGTTGTGGCGGGTCACCATGCGCCCAGCAAGCTCAGCACCAAGCCCCGGTACCAAGATGATACTATCATGAATGGCGGTTACAGCAGTGACTTGAGTGAGTTTATTTTGAATCATCCACAGATTCGTCTGTGGACACACGGACACACTCATGACAGTTTTGACTACACAATTGGCGAAACTCGAATTGTGTGTAACCCCCGAGGGTACGCAGGACATGAACAAAGGGCCGACGAATGGCAACTGGTAACAGTGGAGATTTAACTGAAACTCGAGCAATTGGTGTTCGCGGGTTCCTAATCAGAACTGGCGACACCATCTTGTTTCGTGTGTATGATCATGAACACAACTTTGTGGATTATGAAATAACCAACTACGATTGCGAAATTGTGATCATTGACCCCGACGCTGCCTTGATTCGACATGAAGCCGGGGATTTTTTAGACTACACCGAACAAAGCATGTGCCCAATAACATGAAAACAGTAACATTGACCAGAGGACAGGTATTGAAGTTGGCAACTTTTCTCACCCTTGACCAAGGTATTGAAAGTGTCGAGATTGAGGAAAACCACAGCTCAGGCATTGGGCCAGGTCATCGAGTTTGGTTTAACAAGAGTCAAATTGAAAAAAGTTTTGAAGAAGACATAACAGACGTGAGCAACTGGTAATGAAAGTATACATCAGCAACTATCGAGATCACTGGATCTCACCGTACACCATGTTAGACTGGGTGTTCTTTTGGACTGACTGGTCAAAGTGCAGTCGCAACTGGACATTGACCGACACACTGGAAGATGATGCTAACACAACAAAAGGTGGCCGGAGCCGTTATGTGGAGCGCCCGGAATGGTGCGAAAAGTGGGCGGATCGCTTGACCCCCGTCAGTCAAGCAATCCAGTGGGTTGGCCAAAAGATTTGGCCCCGAGTGGAATATGTCAAAATTGACCGTTGGGACACTTGGAGCATGGATCATACTTTGGGCATGATTGCTTTGCCCATGCTCAAGCAACTGCAAGCAACCAAGCACGGCGCCCCACTGGTGGACGACGAGGATGTGCCTGACGAACTGCGTAGCACCAGCGCACCACCTCGAGAAAATGAATACGACACAGATGACAACCACTTCCGGCGTTGGGACTGGGTCATAAGCGAAATGATCTTTGCGTTTGAACACCGGTTAGATGACTCGTGGCAAGATGCTTACCGTTCAGGCAAGATTGATCATGTGATGGTGCCTGTGGATGCTGGCGGTAACACTGTACCAAAGGGCAAGCACAAATACTATAAAATGGGACATGGTCCCAACCACACTTATGTCTGTGACTATGATGGCATTCGTCGAGTGGAAGAGCGTATTCAAAACGGCTTCCGACTGTGGGGAAAATATTTCCAGGCGTTGTGGGATTGATAATGAACATTGTAGATTTGACATTTGACGTTGACAACGATTTAGATGTTTTTGAAAAGTTGCTGGAGACACCGCCAAGCCCACCGCTGAGCTTTGCAGATGATCCAATTGCCATGGCCTGGAGTGCTTATCGCTCCAGAACTGGGCGCTACATGGGTGATATTCAACAAGCTGTGGTCACTGATGAAGATCGAGCGCAAGCACAACAAATTCGCAATCACTATCATCGTCGCATTACTTTTCAACTGCTGACCAATGCTGGGCGCCCACTTAGTCCGTTTCAACGCAAACTCATGGGCATTGTTGCTGGCACACACGAAATAACCAAAGACGACTTGGGTATTTTGCATCGCATACCTTTCTTTTACGTGGAAGATTGCGACGTGGATCGTATGATTGAAAACTCACCCAAGCATGAATTTGACTTTCAAACGTTTGTTGATCGAACTGATCAGTTTGAATTGATGCACAAGATTTCAGTTGAACGAAAGTCTCGCAGTGCTACACATTTTTGGTTGCGAGCCTCGTCCTCACCGTCGCTGTGTAAAATCGCTGTGTTAAAAGACAACCCGCTGTCAGACCTGTTAGAAAGTGTGTTGAGTCAGCCTGCAGTTAAACTCACTGCCAACTGGCACCCAAGGGAAAGAACATCCAACTATCAAAAATATTTTCACTATCAATTGGCCGCAGTGAAATTGTCAACAGGAGCGCACTTTGGGTGAATCAGTATTTGGCAACATGGCATATGACTTGGTCACTGACCATGCAGGACAAATTGTTGAGTCAATAGAGGAAAATCAGTACAATCAGTGGCAACGTGAATTTGTGTGGGATGCTTTGCAAAATCAAAGGTTCGGTCAAAGTTTTTGCAAAGCATTTGACATAAAGGACGCTATCCTGTATTATGAACGTGACTGGGTGCGAGCCGATGCTTACATTAGAAGAAACTATATTGCACGACCGTGAATCGTGGTCCACAATTGTGTTGCTCGGCTGTTTGCCAATGGATGCTGTGGTAAAAAAACATGATTTGATATCAGACGGCTTGGTACTAGATGAAGATTTTTGTTGGGGCTATCGTTCATCAGAGTATGACGGTTTTACGATGAATCGTGATCGTCATGCTGTGTTTGCGTTTAGAGATCCTGTGGTGGCTGGATTTTATAGATTAAAATGGTTATGATCGAACGCTTTGTATTGAACGACTTGCCTGATGGCTGGTCAGTGTCGTGGCCTGGCTTTGAGTGGGTAGTATGCGACAACGAGCTCAAGGCCACTAACTTGCTAAAGATCTTGTTTGATGAAGTCAACGTGGATGAAGCTATTGTGGCGGTAAAATACAGTGACAAAGATTTTATAGTAAACATTCCTTGGTACACTTATCATCAGAATCCCGACGCTTCGGGCAGATTTTTAGTACGCAACCATGTAGTAACAGGTGTGAAATTTGTTACACTAGAGCAAGCACAAAAGTTCAAAGGCATCATGGACAAGCGACTGGCTTGGCGCCAACTGAGTGGCAGGAACTGGCAGTGATTAAAATTACTCTCAAAACGCAACTAACAGGTCATCAACAACAATGGCTGACGCAAAACGTTGGACCCAGAATGTTTTATTTGCACAATCAAATAGGCGGAACTGGTTGGGTGGCCAAGCAAGAAACTGTGCTGGGGAGTTACCGACAGTGGACACTGACGTTCGAAGATGATCGACTGGCAACTGCGTTTTTGCTAAAATGGAAATAACACAGCGAATCTATGATGGATGCGATTGCTATCCCTGGCGCAAAACCTTTGTGATTTGGCCTAGACGTAGCATAACTGGGCAACGTGTTTGGATGACCGTTGCCTACAAACGACGATATTGGGCGGTGTGGGGCACCGGATTCCATATGGAACCTGAGGTAGAGTATGCTACAATATTTGAAATACTAGCAGATAATCATGGACGTTGAAGCAGAAAATACATTCAGAATCCTAAAGAATGAGCCGCCGTTGACTACCAGTTGGTTGTGTAGATTTGGTTGGCATCGCTGGACACAATGGTCAGAAGTGTACTTGCCTAAGAATGGACAAAACAATATTCAGCACAGTCACTGTGATCACTGCAACCGAATGCGAGTACATAAAGTAACAGGACCCGGAATATGATACTAAAAGCAGAGCAAATCGAAAAGTGGTTGTATTATGAAACTGGGTTTGAACAACTGCATCCGCGCCCGCCTATTCTTAAGTGGATGGCAGAGCAAGGTTACAAGTATAATCAAGATTGGCGTTGCACTCGAATGGTTACGCCCACGGGGCTGATCTATGGCTTGATGTTTCCCAGTGAGGAAGTAAAAATTATGTTTATGTTGAGGTGGTCATGAAACCTTGTGTTTGGTATGATACAGATGAAAAGTTGCCGCCTACCAAAGGCTACTACCTTGCGTTCAAAGGCATGAGCATGGGAGACGACGAAACTGAGACAGCCTATTACTACTGGGACCCAAAGTATGCAGAGTGGCGAGACTACGAAAGCCGAAGCATTGGCGGCTATGCTAACGTGGTGTACTGGACTGACGCCGACCCTGCTACCTGGTACGAAAATTACAGTATGCCACCACGAAGCAAAACCAAACGCAAAGTATCAGAGGCAGAAATAGATGCTTGGCGTGCTGTAGAACAAGCAATTGAACGATATGAAGTTGTAAGGGCATTAGCAAAGAAATGAACTACTCAATAATGACAGACTCAGAGCTGCTACACTATCTAGACTTGTATTCCAACGATCCACTGATTCGCAGGCTGGTTGACTTGATGCAAAACACTCGTGGCGAGGTTATCCGAGACTTAGTTGACGCAGGTATGGATTCAAAGACTTGGACATTTAGCACCGACTATGAAACAATGTATCCAGGTGAGTACATTGAATCACTGCGTAGTGAGCTTCGATGCAACGAACAAGACATGGATGACATGCGATATGAATTGGAAAAAGCCTCCGATGAACGGGACGAATTAAAAACTCGCAACATCATGCAGTTCATCGAAGAAGTTCAGCAAGAAAAGCGAGCTGCTGCTGCCAAAGCCCAAGCGGCATACGCAGACGTTGCTAGCATTCGTGAGGAATCAAGCAAAGTAAAAAAAGAAAACGAAAAACTGCGAGAGCAAATCAACATGTGGGGGCGAATGAACACAGTATGATTACCTACGTACAACCATGGGAAGAACTGCCCAGTTTGAGAGTACCACGCCTGCACCGAGTAAACTACAATCCCAAATACAACTGGGGCGAAGTGCAATACTGGTGCAAGGAAAATTGTCGTGCTCCTTCCTACATGGGCGGTAGTTGGTCTGGAAACTTTGCGGAGTTTGAAGATGATCAAGACGCTGTGCTGTTTGCATTGAAATGGGCATGATCACCGCCAGTGTTAGATTAAAAGAGCCAGAAAATCAGTATAAGTTTATTGATGAGGGCCCTATTAACGTCTGGTTGCTGGCCAATGTTGGTGTTCATGCAAGATTCAAAGATCTAGTGGATGAGGATCGTCCTTGGCATGTTGAACATAATTTTCGAGAACTTGTGTATCATTTTGCTCGCGAGCAGGATGCCACTGCATTTGCATTGAGATGGTCATGAATAATAGAACATTACCCGGAACTTCGGAATCACTACACAATGCTGGAGTTTGGTTGCGAGAGTATCTTAATGTACCTCCCCGGCATACAATTTTTGACCAGTTTGAAGAATACTTCAACTGTCAACTGGTTGTGGAGCACAGAGAAGATCCGTGGTACTGTCCGGACCGGGCTGTGTTCAACACCGAACAAGATTTAACAGCATTTTTATTGAGGTGGGCATGATGTTTGATCACCCTGCAGTCATAAAACTGCAAACAACCAACATCTGGGACATTGAATCTCGGGTAAGCGAAATACATGAAATACGACGTTGGTTGGATGAACTAACACTGTGGCAAGATGATATGTATCGTATGGAAACAATCACACCAAAGAACTCATTAAGGGTTTGGTTCAAGGATCCCCAGCATGCAGTGTTTTGCAAGCTGAGGTGGCCTTGATGTTTGGATTTAATCCAGCACCCGGCACGCCAGGTGGAAGACCTTGGTCAAAGGAACGTATGGCAAAGTGGGAAATAGATTTTAGATTTGGTCCGATTAGGGGATTGTGGTGGCGGTTCATGCCCGGTGTGCAAATTGAAGTGCCCTGGCCCACGGGCTGGACCGAACCCGAACCCGCGCCCGGTGGCGGATTTATACAGTTTGAGTCTGCGGACCCAAACGATCACTATCGTCCATGGCTTGAAAAGAACGTGGGCCGCCAAGGTTGGGATTGGGAATGGCGAATTGGGAAGGTGGCTGCTCAAACCAACGTACAAGATACTTTGGTAATCAAGTTTCGTCGAGGTCGAGAAAAGTATGCTACAATAGCAGCATTGAGGTGGGCGTGAGTGAAATACTTTTGGACCGATGGTGGCAATAATAGGCCTTATTTTAGATACAGAATCAAAGTGCCTAGATGTACCGCAGAAATGTATCGCTGGTGTGAACAGTATGACGATGAAGGTGAGTACTTCAGACGATTTCATGTTGAGTGGAAATCAATACACATTGATAAAGAATATGAAATTGTGCAATTTGAATGGGAGCAGGCTGCTATCATGTTTGCCTTGAGGTGGTTATGAATTCAAAACAACGCAGAAAAGATCGAAGAAAATGGCGGTACAGTGTTAGACTGACCACATCGGATGTAATGATCAAAGAATATAACCAAATATGGGATTGGTGCCGAAACACATATGGCAACGGACGCAGGTGTGCTGGATGGAGAGAAAAATTTGGACACTTTGGAACTTGCTGGCAGTTTACCAGCGACAAGAAAGCTGCTCTGTTTGCGCTGAGGTGGTGCTGATGCCTGATCGGTTTCGTGTTAAACTTCCTGGCCTGTCTTGGCAACAACCGTGGCCCAAGTATTTTGATAACTTTTGGAAACACTGCGACGATGTTGCCAGAAAGAATCAGTGGTTCACCATCACCGTTGCCAATACTGAACTCAAGCCCATGGGTGGCCGATTGATTCAAACCAAAACACAGGGCTGGTACCTACGTTGGGATAGTGAAGCCAGTCATACAGCATTTGTGTTAAAGTGGGCTTGATGTCTAGGTCATTGAGTAAACCTTATGTTGCTACCAATCCGCGTTCAGTGCGCGGGGCAAAGAAACGTGGCTGGCACGTAGTCAAACCAAACCCCAACTATGTGGAGAGAGCAAGTTGGGTGGGACTGAACATTTGGTGTGAGCGTATGGCAGGGGGATATTGGGTAGCCAGTTTCCACCACCGTGAGTTTGCATTTGAATCCGGTGCTGATGCCATGATGTTCAAATTAAAGTGGGGATAAAAATCACTCAATGATCCTGACCAGAAGTGAATTCAAACAATACTGGGACAACCTCGATCCAAGACTAACAGTGGATGATGGGCCGCTGTGGATACCCGACGAAGATACGCCCTCCAAATGGTTTGTGTGCGTCAAGCCCGTTGGCGTTCACAAGTTCAAGTGGAACTATTATGACTGGTGCAACCAAGCACTGAAAGGTCGAGTTCGTTGCTACAGTAGCAGCATCGACAATGAACAAGAGTGGTGGGGGTTTACTGAACAACAGGACATAGCCTTTTGGCTATTGAAGTGGGCACAATGACTGACATAATGGAAGACTTTCGGCGCGGTAGATTCATAGTTGCGCCCAGCTACATCAGCCGTGGACTGTCCAATCCTCGTTATGGGCACATGATTGTGCTCACCGACATAGGTTTTTGGGCAGACAACATAGATGCGCTGGTACAGTGGTGCCAGGATCACGGCTGTGAAACTCGAGGCATGACAGTGGACATACCTGATGATCACACCCTAACTCTTTTTTGCCTGCGGTGGAAATAGTCATACATAGTACTAATGCAAATCGCCAGCTCAGCAAAACAATTACGCGAAGAGAGCAGTTTCGCTTACTCCAAAGAGATAGCCAAACCTTTTGGCCAATTGGACGGCATTTTGGATTGGTGCCGTTCAGAACTCAATGGGGAATGGCGTTGGAAATTGATAACTGTAAGTTCGGACATAAGCCCGGGCCGATATCTTTTTTTCTTTGATTCTGAACGCGATGCTTGTGCATTTACCATGCAGTGGGCTTGAAAACTAATATTTGAGCAGCGGCTGACCAAAAGTAATGCAAGCAATCAAGCAAGTGTTGCGGTGGTGCTGCTGTAGTATAGATAATATCTATACGAACCCACAGTGGCTGTTGCACTGGCATTGTTAAAGCTGTTTGATGAAGAAGCAAGAACCCCCAAGATCACAACGCCAGCACCACCATTGCCTACTATCAAGCCACCGTAGCCACCACCACCACCACCCCCTGTATTGGCAGTACCGGACGCTCCTGTAGAACTACCCCAGCCGTTGCCGCCACCGTTGACTCCTGTGCCGCCAACCCAACTCGAGCCACCAGCGCCACCGCCACCGCCGCCGGCGTAGGTAGTGCCATTTCCACCTGCAGCCGAGGGCCATTGTAAACCTGCGCCACCCGAGCCGCCATTCGAGCCGCCAGGGCCTGTGGGAGCACCACCACCAGCACCTGCACCCGCACCTCCGCCCCCAGCAAC